CCCTCCCTAAACTGAGCCCGCGAGCCTTCAAGCCGGATGTCGAAGACGAGCGAAGCAAAGACGGTGCATTCTTCGCATGGATTAGTTTGCGATACGACAATAGAGAATCTCGGACGAGCCTGACTGCCCAAGCCCCAACCAAACAAATACTTGTACGGCCGGTAAGTGTGGGGGCCGCTTGTGCAAGTGCCGAGATTCTGCAAATCCACGCTATTCCAATCACTTGTCAGCCCACCGTAGCTGACTGGCCCAATCGTTGCCAAGCTGCACGTCGGCCGCTCGTGACACCAATATGTCCCGCAACAAGGGCAGGCCATTTTAAATCTCCAAGGAAATGTAGGTGGCGGTGTGCGTGCCGATCATAATCGTTGCAGTCTGCGTCGTGCCCGCTGTCACGATCGTTGCGGTCTGCGTGGCTGCGAGCGTGACTATCGTAGCCGTCTGGCTGTTTCCGCTCGCTTTGAATGTTAGCGTCTGGGGAGCGCTGGCCGTCTTTATCTTCATGGTGGTGGTTGTGACATTGATTGAGCAGTTAGACGTATTCAGCGAGGCGCTGACACTTGCAATCACATCTACGTCGGACGCAGAAGGAACGTATGTGATCGTCCTGTCTGCGCCTGCGCTGGCGTAAGTCAGCGTCTGCGTGTCTGCTGACGAAAGGAATGTGATGGTCTGTGTTGGCGCGCTTCCGATGAAAGTAATCGTCTGCGTAGCAGTCGAAAAGACCGCAGTTTTCGACGACATCTGGAATGATACGAGATACCACTGGGTGCCGTCTTTGGCGACGTTTACGATGCGAGTCGTGGTCGTGCCCTTCGGCGCGGGCAGGCTGACAATCTTGTTGAGGACGCTGACAGTATTCGGCGAGGTCGTGACGCCGTAGAAGGTTACGGTCTTGAGCGTATCGACGGGCCACTCGCCGGCAGCGGTGCAGACGCGAAAGACCTTCGGCGAAAAACTGGAACCGCCGTCCTCCAGCGCTGTCGGAATCCGGCTCACCGGCCCGCCGAAGGGGATGGAGTCCACCTTCGCGATCGTGCTTTTAAGCTTCTCGCGAAGACTCTCGCCGATGAGGTACTTGCCGTCAGCCATTAGGAAAACCACCGGATGCCGAAGTTGGCGAAGTTAGTGCCGAAAGCCATTTCGGGCTGGATGCAGATGCGGTTGATGAGAACTTTTTGACTGGCCGGGTACGCGCGAGTGTTTCGCGGCGTCCCGTCGTCGTTGAGCGCAACTGGCTGGGCGGACGGCCTCTGCGTCCATCCGCCTTGGGTTGCGGGAACTGTAACCATCGCCCTCGTCCTTTTGGTTTGAGTCCCAAAAGCGTAGGTTTGTGGAGTTCCGGCACTGTTGAGTTGCACTTTTCCGGTGTCGTCGTGCTGAAGCGTCAGCGCTTCAACATCAACTTCATTCGGAGATGACAGGCCGTAGTTGATGATATTAAACCCCGTCTGCGGCACCGCCATGTCCCAGCCAATCGCCTGAAACCCATCTCGCGTGATCGTCCAGTGAGCCCGCACTGCGAACCCGAATGTGACCTTGAATCCGCGAAACGTCGTGTTTCCGAACTGCTCCACGACTGGCTGCGACGATATGCTTTGAAGCATACAGCAGTGAATGCCGACGCTCAGATTTGAGAACGTGAAGATGTCGCTGTTTATATACCCACAGTAGGCCAGGAGCTGACTCATGTCTGAATACGAATACTGGTCGATATTGATGTTAACGACCGGCTCGAGGCGAGTCACTCCGTCAACGAGATCGCCTACGGGGTTGACCGCCGGAATCCACGACCCCGACACACCGCCCGACACAGGCGAGCCGCCCCACGCCGCGATCTCAGTCAGCGACGTTGTCATTGAGTAGAGGGCAGGCCGCTGGGCAGGCGGCTGCGAGCCTGGGTCTACGTTGCCTATGCCGGCGCTGGTGCGATACTGCGCCGTGACGATCCGCACCATCCGGCTCTCGCCGTCGGCTTTGACATCCAGGCTGACGCACGGGATCGGATTGGCCGAGCCGAGCGGGTCGCCGATGTTAACGCCGACTACGTCGGAGATAATGAACGACTCGTTTGGCGAGTTGAGCAGAATCTTCCACGTCCGCGTGGCCTGATCAGCGAGCGAACCGCCATCGGAGCTGCGGCTGAAAGACTTCCCCTGCGCGAGTTCGGAGACGAGCTTCGGCATTAGAGGAGGACTCCTGGGTTGTTGGCCTTGAGGTCGTTCCTGATTTCCTCAAGGTAGCCAGACTGCTTCCGCAACTCCGCCAAGTTCACGTCCTTCGCCGAATCGTCGCCTCTGATGAGGCGGGTGAGTTCGCTGGCACCCTGACTCGTCGACACGTCGGAGACGTTCAGGGCGGCGCGGGATGGGCCTTGGAGGATTGCGTTCTGCCGCTCGTCTTGGAAGCCCTTGAGCATCGGGGCTACGGATTCCATCTGGTTCCGCATGGCTTGGCGGAGGAACTTGGTGGGGTCTTCGCCCTTGCCTCGCATTTCGGCTGCGCGGGCGTTGATGTCGGCCCCTGCGCCTTCGGCGAATTCCTTCTGGAATCGTTCGCGGTCGGTCATGCCCAGGTCGCGACCGCGGAGGGCGCGGTCGCGTTGGCTGCGGGTGTATTGCTCGTCGTCGATGGACTTGCGTTCGTCGCGAGTGCCGGCGTCGATGGCTGCCTCGTTCTCGCCGCGCATCCTGCGGTTCTCTCCCTGAATCCGTTTTCTCTCATCTATCTCCAAGTCTGTGAGTCCGCCCGTCGCCTCCTTCTCGGCCAGATCAGCCAAACGCTTGTCATTAGCCGCGATTGCTTTGTTGTTCGCCGCGACGGCTGGGTCTCTCTCGATTTCCTTCCGCTTGTTGTCCAGATTGTCTTGTAGCTCCTGGGCACGCTGGCGGTCGCTGCGGAGCCGTGCATCGGCCTCGTCTCGCTCTCGGCGAGTCTTTTCGTTGGGGTTATTGATGTACCGCTGCTGTGCTTCGTTTGCCTGCCGCTCGCTGTCGGCCATGATCTGGTTCGCCGCATCAATGCTGCGTTTGAACGTCGGGTCTTCGGCGGCTCGCTGACGACCCTTCTCAAGCTCCTTCTCGCGAGCCAAGATGCCGTTGTTGATGGCGTCAAGCTGCTTCCGCTCGGCGTCAGTCAACTGCCTCGCCATCATCTCTCGCTGCCGAAGCAGTTCGATCTCTCGCTTCGTCGCCGCGTCAAGTTCCGCGTTCTCGGCCTGATTGAGACCGCCGCCGATCCTGCTCTTTGCCTCAAGGTCTTGGCGGCGTTGAGTGATTGCCTCAAGTTCGCCGTTGATCGCCGCCATCTGCGGGTTCTGCTGAATCTCGCGACGGCGATTGTCCAAGTTGGCCTGGGCGTTTCCGAGCAATGCCCGGTCGTTGATCAGTCGCTGCTCGGCTGCATCCCTTGCCTCGCGGCCGCCAGCCCGCAGCGGGTTCTCCTCGAACGCTCGCTGTGCCGCATCCGCACCCTGCTCGGATCGCTGCAACGCCGAATCGCCGACCTTGCGAATGCGGGTAAGCGCGGCCTCGATGCCGGCGGCGGCCTCGGCGAGGGCTGCGGCGGCCTCGGAGGCTTTCTGGGAAAGCTCAAGGCTAGCTCCAGCGGCTCTGCTTGCTGCCTCTGCGGCCCTCAGGTCTGCTTCGGCCTTTTTGACGGCTGCGTCGGCGGCCGCTGTGTCGCCGCCTGCATCCCTGACTTTTTGCAGCTCTGCCCTGGCGTCCCTGAGTTGCTGCTGCCGGTCGCCGACGCTGGCTGCGCTCTGCTCAACCCTCCGGCGAGCCACAAGCTCTGCATCGGCCGCAGCGCGGCCTCTCGCGATCAGGCCCGCTCGTTCGTTCCTAAACCGCTCGTTACCCTCCAGCGAAGCCGTAGCTTGGGTGAGGCGTTCCCCACCCATCGACCGGCCGAGGCGCAGCTCCCTGGCTCTCGCTTCTGTTTCGGCCTGCTTGATGCGAACGGCGGCAACTTGCTGCTCGGCCTCTTTGACGATCGCCTCGCGCTGGGCTGGGTCTTCGATTTCCGTTGACATCTCTACAGCGCGGGCAAGTTTTGCGTCGGCGCTAGACAATTCAGCCGCCAGAGAATCAAGTTGCCTTTGGAATTCAGCGGCCCCAGGGACGCCGCGTTCGATCGCCTTTGCAACGTCCTCCTGGGCGGTTCGTATCGACCGCGCCGCGTCTTCAGACGCCACCGCCACATTGATAGCAAGCGAGTCAATGGCTTTCTGGAAGGGCGCTTCCAGTTGCTCGAGGAGAGACTGGAGGCGTGCAATTGTTTCTGATGCCGTCGCGGCCGGCGCTGTCTGAATGCCAAGGAACGAATCTTGGGACGCCGGCCGAAGGCCGGCAATCATTCTCTCTATCGCATCCCTTTGGGATACAAGGGAGTCTCCTGCGCTTTCCGAAATCCTCCTTGCCCTGCCCTCTCTTTCCTGCTGCGTAAGCTCCCGTCCTCCTGGGCCGCTCCTGTTTGTAATGTTTCGCAGCGCCTCGTCGAAAAGAACCCTGCGAACGTCGGCTGGCGACTCGATTGGGCCAGTGCCCATCGGCCTTGACGCGACCGAGCTTCCAAGGAACCGTCGCGTTCTCTCCAGAATCCCGCCAAAGCCCTGAGTTCCGAACTCGGCTCCAGGCAACTCAACGGGCCTGTTGCCGGCTGCCGTGCGGGCTCTCTTCTCTGCGGCGTCCGATTCTCGAATGCTCTTCTGAAGCACCACAGAACGACCTGGGTCGGTCTCGGCTTCGAGTTGCTTCTGTAGTTTGTTTCTGTCAGCCCGCCCCCGTTGAATTTCTGGGTCTAGGTCGGCGATCCTGTTCTCTCTGACTTCTCGTTGCTTATTCCTAATGTTGGCAATCTCTCTACCGAAAGCCGCGCCGCCGTCAGCACCGGCAGAGCGAGTGCCTCGTGAAATAGAATCGCCAAGCGAAAGGAATGCTTGAGCAAGCTCCTCGACAAGCCCTTTCTGGCGGGCGAGGGCTTCATTGAGCGCCTTGGTTTGGTCTTCTGCTGAACGTCCGTTGTTTGCAAACTTGACTATGCCGACGGCAACCTGACCAGCCAAGACTGCACCAAGGCCGATGAATAACCCCGTCGTGCCGCCCAGCACGAATGCCAACTGCGTCACGTTGTTGCTGACAGCTCGCAACTTCTGGTCGATGCCGCCAGTTGAAGACATGAAGTCGTCGATGGCGAATGCGGCTTGATTGGCGGCGAGTGACAGATTGTCGAAACCGCCTCGTCCAACGTCGCCGGCACGCTGCATATCGCGACGGATGCGGCTGACGCTGCCGCCTCCGGCTTGAGACGTGGCATTCACAGCAGCGGCCCGCAAACGATCAATCCGCTGCCTTGTGGCTGGCTCATCACGAGTTCCAGCCGCCATTGCTTCTGCGATTGCGTTTCGCAGCGCATTAAATGCAGCCACCGCTGGGCCGCGCGCCGCCGCCTGCGTCCTTCCAAGAGCACCCTGCAAGGACGTTAACGCCGCAACTTCCCCTTGAAGGGCACGCTGATCAAGGCCCAGCCTGATTCCAGTGACTCCTTCGCCACCAAACGACGTAGCGAATTTCATCGCCGCCGACGCCCGCGAGGCATCCTGCGTCAGGAGAGTGAGACTGCGCCTCGCCGCCTCAATTTCGGCTGGAAGTGCGGCGGGAGCAGTCGACAGCCGCATGAAAGCCGCCTCGGCCTCGCGGATGGCCGGTACGAACCTAGTCCGCAGGCCATCAGGCATGGTGTCGATCTGGCTTTTGAGCGACGTTATGCTGCCCTGAAGAACGGCGAGTTGGCGGCGCGGAGCCTCAATGTCCTGGCCCACCGCCGACGCGGCGGCTCGCCTTAGATTGTCTTCGTAATACCCAGCCCCGATGGGGGTTGAGCGCCCCTCGTTCGCCATTAAATCCGACTCGCCCTGATCCACTCGCAGGAAGCGCGATGCAGCCTCCGCGCGGAGCTGGGCGTCGGCCAACGCTTCTGTCCTCTGGCGGGCGTCCTCAAGCTGCTGGAGGTAGGCGCGGATGTCTTGCGAGCGCCCCTCGTTCGCCATCAAGTCTGATTCGCCCTGATCCACTTGCAGGAAGCGAGATGCTGCCTCCGCGCGGCGCTGGGCATCGGTCAGAGCCTCCGTCCTCAGACGAGCGTCTTCAAGCTGCTGAAGGTAGGCGCGGATGTCTTGCGAGCGCCCCTCGTTCGCCAACAAGTTCGACTCGCCCTGATCGACTTGCAAGAACCGTGACGCCGCCTGCGCGCGGCGCTGGGCTTCGGCTAACGCCTCTGTCCTCAGACGAGCGTCCTCAAGCTGCTGGAGGTAGGCGCGGATGTCTTGCGAGCGCCCCTCGTTCGCCATCAAGTTCGACTCGCCCTGATCGACTTGCAAGAACCGTGACGCCGCCTGCGCGCGGCGCTGGGCGTCTGCCAAGGCTTCCGTCCTCTGGCGTGCATCCTCAAGCTGTTGCAGGTAGGCGCGGATGTCTTGCGAGCTGCCTTCGTTCGCAGACTCTGCGGACAAGCGAACTCGCCGTTCGATCTCGTCGTTGAGACGCCGCTGAACGGCTAGCTGTGTCTCGTATGCCGATGTCGCTGCGGCAACATTTCCGTTGACGAGGAGCTTTTCGTTCTCAAGGGCCGCTGCCAATCGCTCTGTCTCTCTGGCGGCGGCAGCCTGTTGCTGCACCAACCCAGCAATGCCAGCCGACGCCATCGCCGCAGGTGCCATCTGAGCCGCTTCAGACTGGACGCTCGCAGATCGACGCATTTCAGCGGCCAGTTCGGGTCTCTGAAAGCGAAGCTCCTGCCCCGTCGCAAGGCCAGAGACCATCGCGCCCGCTTCTTTCATGCGGGACATTGCAGCGGTCGTAACCTCAACTTGACGAGCAACTCGCGAGAATTGATCGACAGACGCAGTGCCTGTGCGGTTTATCGTATCGGCGAGCTTCTCGACCGATGCCTGGGCGCTTACTAGCGCCGGGTTGAACTCGCCTTGAACAGCCAGCGACAACCGCCCGAACGATTTTGCCGACTCTGACAGAGGCTTATTGATCTGCTCCGAAGCAGAATACAAAGCCTGCATTCGCGTGACGGCAGACTGTAAGTCTGGGCCTTGAAAGCCCTTGAACTGGAGCTTCCTCGTCGAGATCGCCGCCAGCGCCCGCTCAAGCTTCTGCGCATCGGTGTATATACCCCGAAGCGAAGAAGACGAGCTAGCCTGGGCGCTTGACAGCGATCCCTGCATACTGCTCGCGAACTTCTGAACGTCTTTCGCGGCAGCGTTGAGCTTGCTCTGAAAGTCGGCCGTGTTCGCGGAGACGACTGCGCTGATTTTGCCGAGGTAGCCGTTTGCCATCGCTTCATCCTTGAATTGGCGTGTTCAACTTCATCAGCTCGGCCATCAACTGTTGCTGCGATTGCTCTGGCTTGACAACAGTCGGGATGAAAGCGGCCTCGTCTGGAATATCGTTCTTCTTGTAGTGCCCAGACGATGCCATGATCACCCTGCACAGTCTCGCCGTCTGGCCCCAGGGGTCAGGCAGCGGCCACCGCTGATCAAATGCGTACCACTCGGCGATCTCCTTGCTGTCAACCTCCTGCAACAGCCTCTTGACGCTCATCCCCAGAGTTGCGGCTAGGCGGAAGTAGAAACGTCGCTCTGGCCGAGCGGCGAATCTTCCCCCAAGGCATCGACTGCCTCCTGAGTGAAGGCGTTCAGCTTCCAGCCAGCCTCGAAGAGGCGATTGATCACCACCGACGACTTCTTGCCGAGCACGTCGGCCTCGTCGTCACTGAAGAGCCGCTCGCCATCCTCATCGCACAGGGCGAGCAGAAGGAAGCGAATGCGGAACGCCTTCATCTTCTGGTCGGCGTAGGACTCCTCGAAACGATCGCGGTCGGTGCCGGTGAGGACACGAAGAAACACGTCGCCCTTCCACTCAGGAACGGCGAACTTTTCCTTGCGAACGTCATCGACCGCCAGGATGCTTTTACGATCAAGTGCCATTTCAATCTGCTCCAAAAAAGTTCTTTCGGTGCGGCATCCTGCCGACTAAGTAGCTTGATAATCAGTCATAAGAAAGCGAAGCGAACCCCGCACTATTTCGCCCGCCTGCGCGGACACAGATGCGGATTCGCAGAGCACGCGGCGGCTGATGCTGTAGCCAACCGAGTTGAACGAGAGAATGCCGACTTGCCTCACGAACACCCAAGGGTCGGCGTTGCTTGACAGGAAGTCCACAGTTATGGTGCCGCCGGATTGTTCCCCGGTCGGCACCATAAACGTGTATCCCAGGCCGTCCGTGGCGGCGGTCATGTTCGTGACCTCTGCTGTCGGCATCTCCACAGAGATACCCGTCAGCTTGCCGTTGAAGCCCATGAAGGAGAACGTCGCGCCGTGTGCGGTGGCCCCGGCCATGTCGGGTCACCTCCAGGGCGTTAGGCCACCCGCCACGTCGCGTTGCCCTTGACGAGGTCGCCAACAGTGCCGCCGACGGACGAGGCCGTGAGGGTAGCGTTGCCGGTGAAGCTGACGGGGCCGGTGATGCTGATCGCTGCCGACTGCACCGTGATGACGTTCGCGGCGATGTAGTCGCAAGTGATTTCTCGCTGAACGAACGTCGGGACGTACTCGCGTCGGCTGCCCACGGCCTGACCGAGGTGCGAACCGTCGGCATTGTCGATCGTGTCGTTGACATTGAAGCTCGTGATGGTGAGCGTCTGACCGCTGTAGGTCATCGACACGCCCATTGCTGCAATACCGGCCATAGTGCGCCTCCTTGCGCTAAAGTCTTATTCAGTGGCCTCAGACCACCGAATCTGAAATAGTTGTCGAACCTCGTATGCGGGGGGGAGCTGGGCTCCCACGACTGCCGGGTCTAGATAGTCATCCGTCTCCGACACGAGCCGTATATCACTAATTGTACTGCCTGCGAGTGTGCCGGTGCGTCCATCCAAAGCGAGTCGTACCTCATCCGCAAGCTCGCGTGCCGCGTCGTAGTAGAGCGCCCAGGAAGCGACCTGAAGGTTGACCACAGGCTGATACAGCGGCCCCCCGAGGGTGGGCTCTCGGGTTATGTTGTTCCGCTTGTAGATGCAAAATGGCAGGACGGCCGTTTTCGGCACGGCGATCGGAAATACCTGAAAGCCGACCAGCCTCGCCACTGCGGGGGTTGTGACCAGCCTCTGAAAAACGTGCTTTTCTGGAGAGATGATCACTGCGTTAGCCTCGCCAGCGTGTTCTCAATGGCAGCCTTCAGCGTGTTAAATACGGCCCCCTGCTGCTCGTCGATGGTCTTTTGCATCGCGTGTTTCGCAGGCATCGGTGCGTAGTCTTCGCCGGGGTGCAGCGTCACGGGGTGCATCTCCCCGTTGGTGACGCCGAAGTCATGCGGGTAGCCCTTGCCCATGCCGGCCTGCCGCGTGGCCTCGTTGATGCTGCCCATCAGGAAGTAATAGCCCTTCGACATATTCGCGAACTGCTGATTGTTCGCCGACGAGTGCCGCCGCATCTTCCCGTTGATCATCTGGTGGACATTGAGGTACGTTCGCCGTCCCTTCGTCCCAGGCTTTCGGCGGTCGGTACCGAACTCGACAAGCCATGCGTGATTGCCCGAACCGTCCTTTTCTGTAGCGCTGCCGGTGCCAGTCTGCCACGGGCCGACGATAGCTACCGCGGCTGAGTCGTAGGTCTTCGTCTTGATCCTGACCGACTTTTTGAGATTGCCCGTGGCGTTGCCGACCTTGGAGCGATACCCCCGCCGAATGTGCTCGGCGGCCTTCCTTGCCGCATCCTCAAGGGCTTTCGGTTCTCCCATCTTTGTGGCAATCGCCTGCAATTGCTCCGCCAGCTCGCGGATGCCGGCCGTTTTGACCGTGACGAACCCCTCGGCAAGCGACTTTCCTGTTCTGCCTCCGAAATCCCTCGGCGATCCTTGGCCTTGAGTAATCATTTCGCTTCCTCCCTCGCCAGTATCTCATGAATCGAGCGAGCCTCTCGCTCAAGCACGCTGGAAATCTCCATCACGCGGCCACGCCACAGAAGGCGGTGCTGGTGCGTGATGCCGGGGAAGAATCGAATGCGAATGCGGTGAGTGACCAATGCGCCGGCCTGCTGGGCGGCGAAGTAGTCGGCCGCCCTGACGCCCATGATGCTGGCGTAGACCGTAGCCTCGTCCACCCAGGTCAGCGTCGTCTCGCCGAACGCGCTCTGCTGATCCACGGGCTTCTGGATCGTCACCCGCTCCCGCATGGTGCCTGAGTTGATCATGGCTCACCCCATCCAGAGTGCGGTGTAAGTGCCTGATCCAGAGGGAGCCGATACCGTGATCGTCGCCGTGACCGGCAGGACGGCCAGCCGGCCCGCGGACACGTTAATGCTGCCGGCCAGCCGCAGGGCACTCGCGCCCGTGTTCTTCACGACCAACGTCGAGAGCGGAGTCGCGCCGACGATCTGCACCGACGCCGTGCCGACACTGCCATTGATCGTCTGTGCCGTCGTCAGGGCAGGGGAGAGGTGCTCCGAAAGGTTGCCGATGGTTAGCGAAGTCTCGTCGACATCGTGGTACACGGCGTCGATATCGATGCGGGCGCGAACGGTCATCGGTAGACCCCCTGGCTGGCGGCGGCGAGTAGCGTTTCAAACGTCTGCGGCACAGACTGAGGAGCCCCAGTGACGGCCGGTTGTCTCGTGTCGAACCAATGGGCCACGAGCAAAAGAATGAGGTGCTTGACCACTGGTGGCGCGGACTGCCCGTCGTCGCCGTAGCCCGCCGAGTACCGCACTGTCACCGAGTTCTCGTCTCCTCGAGTCGCCGGCCACGAGCGAGCCCACTGCGGGTAGATGCGGCCTGGGAGGACGCTGGCGTCGATCTGGAAGTCTGTGGCGCTCGAGAGTGTGCCGTAGGTGCCGTCGCCAGTGCGGTAGGTCACCGTCACCGAACGATCCAGCATCGGCAGCCGAGGCAGAATGATCGCCCAGACGGGGAACAGATCGTACTTGACCTCCCAGACGGTCGTGCAGATCGTGATGTCCAGAACATCCTCGACGTACTGGCGAGCCACCGCGATCAGCGACTGGATGTAGAGATCATCTGCCTCTGTATCGACGCGGCAGTGCTGCTTGGCGAACGCCAGACTGACCGGCTCCACGGCCGGCGAGGTGATTCGCCGAAGGCTACGATACGGCGTGATCGTCGGCGTCGGGTTCTGCGGCGTGCCGAAGATAATCGTGTCCATTATCGCCTCTTCTTCTGTGCCGTCTTGGTCGTCATATCAGCCCGCTCGACGGCGGCCGGGGCGGCCTCGGCCGTCTCGACCTCCTGAATCAGCCCCCGGCGAATCAGGATGTCGCACATCCCAGGAGACCAGTCGTCGAAGACTTGCCCCTTCTCGTAGCAGTCGAAGCTCTGGAGGATGCGAATCTTCACTGGACGTGCCCCCAGGCGCTCTCCGGTGCCTTCTGCCCGTTTGTCCAATAATCGGTCGTGTGCTGCTGCACCTTGCCGCCCTCGACTGTCCTTGAGGGCCATGTAACCATCAGCTCGGCGTGTCCGACGCTGACGTGCGTGGCGAGCCCGAGCTTGTTACCGCAGGCCGCCCAGCTCTTCCAGAACGCGATGTCCTCGTCGATGTGGCCGCCCGTGAACTCGCCGTCGACGTTCGCCCTGGCAAGGAACCACGGCTTCTTCATCTTCTTGAGTGCGGCCGTGCGAAGGAACGTCAGACCGAAGTGCGCCGTCTCGACCGGCTGGACAACCTTCTGAAAGAAGTCGCCGTCCACCGTCGTCTTCTCGTCAACCTCGCTGCCGGCCAGGGCGAACATCACCGCATTGGCCTCCCGCTTGGTCTGGAGCGGCGCGATGGCGTCGTATCCAGAGTGCAGGAGCAACGCCAGCAACGCCTCGACCGTCTTCGAGCTGAAGACGGTGTCATAGTCGATGGTCAGGATGACATCGTTGTCGTCGATGACCTGTTCCATCGCCCGCTGAAGGCACTGGCCCCAGAAAGCACCAGTCACCTTTACGGGGCTGATGCCGTGCGGGGCCAGAGCCGACGAGACACAGAAGAAATTGTCTGTGAATCCAAGTCGCGGGGTGCTCATCACCGCCGCGACTTTCATTTCCGCTTCGACGTTTCCGACTCGGACTAGCATGGATCGCTCCTTGTATGGAGCGGGCGCGCATCCATGCGCCTTTGTCGGCCGTCATGGCCGTCCCGCAGTTCGGGAATCAGCCTCGAATCCAGCCGATGCAACCAGCCTCGGTAGCAGTCGTCGGGGCATCGCCACGGGACAGCCGAGCCGCCACAACAGTGTTCACGCTGACCGCGGGGGTCGCCGTGACCTTGAGGTAACGCTTCTTGGCCTTCGTGTCGACATCCAGCTTCACGATGGCTGCCGACGCGGTGTCGGACACAGCGGGGATCGTGAAGTCGGTGCCGCCGACGAAGCCGGAGACGTTCGAGTAGGCCGAGTTGTCGTCGGACTCCTCGATCTTCAGGACGCTGGCAAACACCGTCGAGGCGTTGCTGGCCCGCAGGACAGTCACGCTGGCGTAGTCGTAGCCGAGCGTGTCAATCGTCAGGGTCACGGCACTCGAGCCGACCGAAGCCGGGACAGAGGCCACAACCTTTACATTCTGGGCGTGGATCATGGTCTAGGGGTTCCTTTCCTTGAGGTTTTGGTTGTTAGGCTCACGAGGCCGCGGTCTTGAGGGCAATCACAGGGCCAGCGGTCGTGTTGTCGCCCAGCGAGTGATGGTTAATGTCGAAGCGGAGCGAGCCCTGGAGGAGGATCTGGTCGGTCGTTGCGTACACTTGGTCGTACAGCTTGACCGAGAAGTCCCGGCGGCGAGCGTAGATGCTCGACAGACCGAGGTTCGCGAACAGCACCTTCACCTTGCTCGGGTCGGCACCAAGCGTGCCGTCCATGACGTGGACGAGGTTCACCGGGTAGCCGAGGAACTGCTCGTTCACGCCGCCACCGACGGACTCCACGGTGTTGCCGCCAGCCGCGTAGCGGAGGCGAGCCATCGAGGCCGCGAAGCCGGCCGGCGAGATGTAGAACGCTGCACCCTGGCGGGCATACAGCGGCATCTTGCCGATGAGCTTGATGAAGTCGGTCACGGTCAGGGACTCGAAGCCCGTCGCACCCGTGCCGGCGGTCTGGACGGACGCGGTGTGCGTGCCGTCGTTGATCTTCGGCACAACGCCGTGGATTCCGCCGAAGCTGGAGGTGCCGTCACCCAACCAGCCGCACATATCCTGCTTGAGCGCCAGCGAGGTGCTGAACTCAAGCGCGACTGCGTCAGCAATCGACACGAGAGCGTCTTCGACGATCTCGCTCGACATCCGCGTTCCGACGGCCAGCTTCTTCGCGATGAGCTGCACGTTCGCGTAGGTCGGCTCGCTCTCGCTCACCGCGGTGCCTTCGCCCACGAAGTAAGCCGAGGTGCCCGTAACCCGCTTGGGGATCACGAGGGTGTCGCGGGTCATGGTGACCTTCTCGACGTTGCTCGCCGCGAAGGTGCCGTAGTTTTCGACGAGACGAATCACGCGGGCCGCGAACTCTTCCGGCACCAGAGCGCCACCCGACGAGTTGCTGTTCTCACCGAGGGCACGGCTCTCGACGCCGTGATCCTTGCACCAACGGAGGTCGTCGGCGTTCTTGAAGATGTGAGCCCGCAGCCAGCGACCGCAGCGGTAGGCACTCTCGACAGCCTCGGGGCCGTCGTTGAACGCCCGCAGGGTGGTGTGGTGAGGCTGGATCGAACGAATCTCGACCTTCTTCTCCTCGACCTTGGCGGCCACTTCGGCGACCGGGGCCGGGGCGGGAGCGGCCTTCTCGACCACCGCACGCAGCTCGGCTTCCTTGGCGGCGATCCGCTCCTCGAAGTCGAGGGAGGTCTTCAGGTCGTCGGCCTGATTGCCGAGCGAGACGAGTTCCTTGGTCTGTTCGGCCGAGCGATCCTCGATGCCGCCCAGTTCGGTCATCCGAGCGGCCACTGCCGCTGCACGTTCCTGGAGACGCTTGAGATTCGACGCCATGATTTGCCTGCTCCTTAGTTTGAGCCGGCCAATCGCGGTGTGCGGCGGCCGGCGGGTGTACCCGCTAGCGCGCCGCGCTCTTGAATCCTCAAGACGCTCGCACTGCCCCTCACGACATCCGTCGCGAGGCAATGTGTCTACCTGTAGACTATCAACCCTTTGGAATGCTGTGCAACTGAGTGCGCAGAATTGTCGCCTTCAAGTTGGCGAGCTTCACTGCGATCTCTTCTGCCTGCTTCGCTGCCCGCATGTCCTCGGCAGCCTTCTCATCAACAGCCGGAGCCGGCTCGGGCTTCTTTTCTTCGCTCATACGCTCCTCGGGGATGATCCACAGTTTGCAAACCGCATCGGCAGCGATCTCACCCTGCACGATGTAGCATCTGCCTTCCTCGCTCTCGAAGAAGACGCAGTTGCTGCACTTCTTGCCGCTCTCGGCGAACGGATTCTCCGTCATGTAGTGGGCGTCGTTCTGCGAGAACTGACCGTACTCTTCGGCGATGGCCTCATATGACTCAGCCAGGGCGAGGTTCGCGGGCGAGAGCATGGATTCGTACTCCTCGCCTTCGACGATATCGCGGTTGTCCATCTCGTTTTCCATCTGGGCGACTTTCGCCTCAGAAAAACGCCACGCCGCATCTCCGCCCCAAAGCTGCCACGCCGTGTAACCTGGGGTCTCAGCACCCTTCTTCGCCCAGTCAGGCCGCTTGTCGACCTTGTGCCGGCGGAACCACGCCCTCATCTCGCGAACGTGATCTGGCGTCAGTTCTTCGCGGGCTGCGATCTTGCCGGCGCGGGCAACCGTCTCCGGCTTGAGCCCATCGCCCGATCGGCCCGCCTCGTGCAGGGCGAGACCTCGCTTCGCGGCGGCAGCCATGCCCGCGGTGGGCTTCAGGCTGACTGCCCTCTCTTCGACTTCAACTTCGTGGCTCCGCTCTTTCGACGACTTCGGGTGGTCGGCGGGCAGCAGATCATTGTCGGTGACGTACTTCGCGTCCCTTGGCTTGCCGTTTCGGAGGAGATACAAGTAGGCGTTGACTCTCGCCATCGCCCAGGCGGCCCTGCTGACGCCAGCCCGGTGGCTGGTCGAGTATGCCCCAGACCCGCGGCGGTAGACGGCCAGCAACTGACCCAGCGTCGTCCTTGACCACGAAGGCTTCTCGTCTTCCCGCATCGCAGCGTTGTGATCTCGAACTTTGTTCTGGAGGCCCGCTCGAGCCGCCTTCGACAAGGTGATCTTGCCTCCCGCGTTCTTCGCCGACCCCGGCTTGTTCTTGTCGCTGCCCTTGATCTGATCTTTCTTGGGCGCGGGGGTCGACTGCGACTTGTCACCAGCGGCACGCTCCTCTCCCATGTCGGCTTCGGCGGCGGGCTCGTCGACTTTCTCAAGCTCCGAGACCATCACGACCACAAGGTAGTCCTCGGGCTCGTCGTCGTCGAACGGAGTGATGACAGCCAGCGGAGAATCGGCCGTCGCCGTCTGTCCCTGGAGCGATCCGTCACGCATGACGTACTCGACCCGGCCCATGCCGCCGTCCCACGACACGAAATCGCCCTCTGACAGCTCATTCGGGGCGGCTCGCTGCTCTGGAACCACCGTCGGCGTCGAGCGACGGGCAATCCACTTCTCGCCAGCGTCACCGCCAGCCAGTTGCCACTCAATCCAGGCCGGCGTGCCCGACCAGCCCGTCACTTTCGCCGCCAAACAGCGTTCGTAGACCTCGGCGAGGTACAAAACCTCCTCGACAGACACGATTTCGCGGTTCGCGAGCCTCTCGGCAACGCAAATCAAGCGAGAATCGACGTTTTCTGCCCTCTGGGCCAGCTTCAGGCCGCGCTTCGCCGCGTTCGCCATCGTCTGAATGGGCCGGTGGCTCTCGCCGAGGGCCATTTCGATGGCTCGACGGCTCACAACCACGCTAGATGTGTCATAAGCAGGCCGTACCACGGGGCCGACATCCTCGAGCAGGCCGATCGCACGCACTTCGCGCTTGCGAATGCCTCGCTGGGGGTCTGTAGACCACGAGTCTCCATTGTCTCGCTTGATTGCGAAGGCGAAACTTGACCCGACGACTGTCCGATCCGAAACCCACGCGATCACGTCGCGGCCGATGGAGGTGTTTTCGTTCGGCATGATCTCATAACGAAGACCATAGGGGTCTTTCGTGAGCTTCATCGTGCCGTTTCCGGTGCGGCCCAGGAGCAGATTGCGGTCGTGGTTGAACACGCCGATGACATCCGGCCCCTCTGCGAGCACTTCGTCGAACGCATTCGGGTGAATGGTCTCCACAAACCCACCCAGGTTGCGGCTCTCGGAGTTGAAGACGGCAGCGTAGCCCGCGATCACAGGCTTCCGCTCGCCGTTCCCCATGTCGCGATACTCAATCGTCGCGTCCGATACTGTCGTGCGCCGCTCAATTTCGTTGGTCATGCCGTCACCTGATTCGCGAGGTAGTTGTCCAAACCGATCTGCTCGATCACACGCTGCTTTGCTTCGATCTCGGCAATCGCACCTTCGCTGCCCTCAAGCAACTTGGCGAAAATCACGGCCGTAATCTCGTCTCCAGCGGCACGGCAGGCAGCCACATTGGCCCGCTCGGCATCTGCCGCGGCAGTTTCAAGTGCAAGATTGGCGGCGAGGATGCCCTCGAAGTCGTGGCGAGGCCAATCAGGCTGCTCGTGATCGAAGGCCGGCTGCTCGTCGTAGTATTCAAGCCGCGACTGCACCTCATACAGATGACGACGCTCCTCTTCGGCTTCGCCGCGGCTCGTGTCGGCCAGCTTGCCGTACCCCCAGCGGTCGAAGTGCTCTGCCAGCGACTGATAGTGTTCAATCGCGGTCATGTGCAGCCGAACGGAGGCTTGCAGGGCGTCGATCACGCCTTCAGGTGCTTGTGGCATCGGTTGTCAGGTGCTTGTCGCACCAGCCCTCAGTGACTGTCTCGTACTTCTGACCGCTGCGATGACACTCAAGCAAGAGTTCCCGCGAGCGGTTCACCCAATCTGAAACAAACTTGTCAATGTCTCGACCAGTGGCCTCTGCGGCCTCGCGAAGTTCTTCTCGCATCCTCTGGCTCGTCTGATCGAACCACGTCGCGATCTTCTCGGGCTTGCTGCGGCGCTCGAGCACGCCGTCGGCCTCGACTGCGGCGAGTCGGCGAAGATTCGTCTTGAAGAGCACCTCGGCACCGGCGAGCTGTCGGGCGTCCTCGGCAACCGCCGGAGCGTCGGCGGCGGCCGGATCGGGCGTAGCGTCGACATTGCTGGGCGGCGCGGGAGACGCTTCGGGCTGCGGCTTCTGACCCGTCGGGTTCTCGGCGGTGAAAGCCTCGAGCAACTGCATATTGACCTGAATAAAACGCTTCTTGCCAAGGTCGTCTGGCAGCGGGTTGTAGCCGATCTGGGCGCGGATTTCGTCGATGTCCAGGGCACCGAGGTTTGCCATCTCCCGCAGGAACTGCGACCGCGCGGCATAGTCGCCAACCATCAAGGCGTTCGTGTCGAACTGGCAGAAATACTGCTTGTCATCGACCACGAGATCACGCCGGCACGCCATTTCCCAACGGCGGCACCACGGGATCAGGCTGAACGTGACGAAGTCGATGGCCGACTGCTCCACCGTCGAGAACCGCACATTCGACAGGTCGCCGATCAAATGGCCTGGAACACGGTAGGCTCGTGAGACCTCCTCGCACTGGTAGCGGCGGGTCTCAATGAGCTGACTAGTATCGTTGCGCTGCTCGATCTGCTTGCGGTGGAAGCCGAACGGCATGACGACGGTTTTGTATGAGTTCAGCGGGCCTTGGTGAGCGTCGTTCCACTGCTCTTTGAACCGTGCCAGCACCTCGGGCTTGTGCGGCTGATCGGTTTCGATGTAGGTGCCGGGTTGTCCGTTGTTCCCGAAGAACGCACCCGAGTGCAGCTCGGTTGCTCGGGCCAGACCGATCGCGTCTCGGGACAGGGTCGTTGGTACAAAGCCTGTCACTCCGTCTGACGAGAGCCACCTCAGATGAAAAATCTCGTCCTGGCGATACTCGGTGATCTCGATCTTGGGCTGAATCGGCGTCGTCGGTTCGGTGTAGTAATACCGGAGCTTGCCGTTGGTGAGCCGCTTGACCTCCATCCGCGACGGATGCAGGGGGATCAGCTCGGTCACGCCGCCCTGCCGGCCGCCCTTGATGTGAGCGTAGGCGTTGCCCCAGAGGAGGAGCCAGCTTTGCATCAGCTCGCGGAACTCGAAGCCCGTCATCCACGAGTTGGGTTGATAGCAGATCACCTCGTGCAGATGCTGCTCTTCGGCGATTTCCTTGCCGCCGCCGGGGAGCCTGCGGTAGACGTTGAACGGGAGGCTGGCGATCGACTCCGACAGCACCCGCACGCAGGCGAGGACGGCCGTGCATTCCAAGGCCGTCTCAGGCGAGACCGTGACGCCCGATGCGGTGCGTCGGGTATTGGAAATCTCCTCGAAAATGCGGGAGAGATTGCCGCGAAGCTCAATCAGATCGGAGACTTCCTCGTCGATCTTGTCCACGCTAGAGCACCATGAGGGTTGGTTCGTCGGTGTTGCCGTGGTTCTCGCTGCTGGAGATACCGAGGGCCATGATCAGAGAGACCGCGCCGTCGATGCGGGCCGTCGAGTGTGAGTTCTTCTTTGTCGGCTTTATGTTCCCTGCATCGTCGATCTTGACTTGGACATTCGACATCTGCCACGCCAGGACTGGGTTGCCGGCGTGCCGGAGCTTTTTGCTGACGACGAGTGTCTCGAGCAATTTCGAGGGAGCACTCATGCTGGCAAAACCCTGTCCAAACGGCTTAACGTCGATTCCCTCCGCTACCAGTTGCGTCGTCAGATGCACCGCATTCCAGCGGTCGATTGCAATACCGCGAACCGCATTCTTCTCGCAAAACGAGAGAATGTAATCGCGCACGGCGTCATAGTCAGTTATGTCACCATCCGTTAATTGTACCAAACCTGCGTCGGCCCACGCTTGATACGGCACTCGGTCTTCCTTCGACCGCTTGTGCGCGTTCTCCTCGGGGATGAAGAAGTGGGCGTGAAGGTCATACGTTCCATCGGCGTCAGGCCAGACCGCCACGAACGCCGTCGTGTCGAATGTGCTGGCGAGGTCAACGCCGCACCAGCATGGCCGCCCTGCCGTCGGCCGCAGCGGCGCGTTGTTGGCGTCCCAGGCACCGTGGCGAATCCACTTGGTTTCGGAACGCTGCCACTGGTCTAAATGCAAGGTTCTGAAAACGACCTCGTCGGCCGGCGACTCCTTCGCTTTCTGGGCAAATTGCTGGAAATACTCGGGTTTCAGCGTAATTCCATAATTCGGATTAGCCTTCTTCCACGTCTCCTCGATGAACGGATCGTCCTCGGGGTCGGCGGCGTAGATGCACGGCAGGAACGAGTCGTCCTTCAGCACCCCGTCGCGAATCTTTACCGCCCGCTGCCAGTCCTTGTAGCACGGGCCGTCCATGTCGGTGCCGGCCGTCGTGATGTAGATGGTGAGCGGCTGGCTCCTGGCACCAGTACCTGTTTCCAAGACATCGACCAGCTCGCGGTCTGGGAAGACATGATATTCGTCGACCAGCACGCAGCTCGGGTTGTAACCGTGTTTGGTGCCGGCCTCGCTCGAGATACAGAGCATCGTCGAGTTCTTCTCGGGGAACACGATGCTGTTGCGGTATATCTTGCACCGCTTCGCCAGCGACGGGCAGCTTTCGACGAACTGCTTCGCCGCGGTATGGAGAAGCGCCGCCTGCGAGCGGTCGCCGGCCGCGACGATCACCTCGGCCCCCTCGTCATCGCAGCAGAGCATATAAAGCCCAACCGCCGCGGAAATCGCTGACTTACCATTTTTGCGGGGCAAGGCGAGCAGGCTTGTTCGATATTGACGGAGCCCGTCGGGCTTCTTCGTGTTGAAAAGCTTGTCGAGGTACTCGTCCTGCCAGGGTTGCAGGACAAACGGCTGCCCCGCAAAGTCGCCTCGACTGTGCTTCAGTAAGCCGATGAAATCGCGGATATCAACCACGCTTTGCGAGGAGAGCATCCATCGGATCGACGACGACCTTCACGGCTCCGTAGCCGAGTCGGGTGCGATCGCCTGGGGTCAGGCCGAGGACGGTCTCGAGATGCCGAAGCGCCTCGCCGCACTCTTTTGCCTGCATCGCCATAGCCACTGGCCGAGAGAAACGGATTGACCCGTCGGGTGCCAGAACCTCGACGTAGGCCGAATCCAACGCCTGGAGCTGCTGCGAGGCGTATTCCCACATGACGTAGGTCGTCGCGTATCGGGTGATGACGTGTTCGTCAGACTCGGCCAGGGTGCCCATGCCCTCCAGCCAGCTCACAACGCGGGAGAAAATCTCCTGCGCTCGAGGCTTCAGCCACTCAGGGGCCGTGATCGGCGTAGCCGGGGCCGCGCCGAGTTCCTCGCGGTTCTTGGCGTGCTTCGATCCTCGCATCGCGAGGATGTGCTTCGGTGTTGGCGGGCGACCCTTCATGCCTACAAGCCTATCGACAGGCTACTGGGCCACGCAAAGGAGTCGAAAACCGCTGGACTGCTGGCCGGCGAACAGCCGGCCAGCGAAAGGGTCAGTTTTGTCCGCGTGCCTTCCTCCTTGGACATGCGGTCTGCCCTGCGCGACCCTCGGGCAGGGCACCCCCCATCGGTAGGGGTAACGCTGAAGCCCCTCTCGGCTGGTCGAAAAAATCAAGGCTGCGCGCCCATTCTTCCGACACTCATGGTATACCTATTGTGTCCGCGGAAAGGGATGCTAGGATATGTGGCGTGTGGCCGATTGTCGGTCACAGTTTTTCAACACGAAAAGAGGATTGAAACTATGAAAACCGCAACCCGTAAGGCTTCCCCCCGTGCAATCCAGATTATCCGCGAAAACGGTTATATCGTGCGGATAATCGATAAAAACTATGCTACCGTCGAAGGTGGTCGGCTGCCCCATAGGGTTGGCGTCAAGAGGCTGTTGGGGGATGGTGACGCAAACCCGAAAACCGCGAAAAATAAGGTTGCAACCCGTGGCCTATCCCTATTTCCCCACCGCGGGATCGGGTTTGGCAACGTGTGCCAGTTTGCGAAAAACTGTGTTGCAACGTGTCTGGCACATCAGGGGCAGGGTAGCGTCCCGAGTGTCGCGGGCGCGCGTGTGGCGAAAACTGTGCTATATCACATCGCGAAGGATTGGTTTTTGAAGAAGCTTCACCGGGAATTGGATAGTTTTCGTCGCAGCCGGCCGGAAGACGTGACGGTAGGTGTGCGCTTGAATATGTTTTCGGATATTCCGTGGGAGGAGCATGGTGTGATCGATACGCACCCTCTTGTAAGTTTTTACGATTACTCGAAAGACCCAAGCAGATTCGGTCTTATCCGCCCAAATTATTGGGTAACATTCTCGCACGATGGATTGAACACGGAAGACAGCATCCGAGTTTTGCGCGCGGGTGGGAATGTGTCGGTCGTGTGGCACACTACCGAACCCGATCTTATGGCAACCTATGGGAATTCGGCCGCATGCGGGAAAGCCGCACATCGTCAACTTCTCCCATCGTCTTGGAACGGATTTGAAGTCATCGACGGCGGGGAAACGGATTGGAGGTGGGAAGACCCGCGCGGGGTTGTGGTGGGGTTGCGGCTGTTGGCGAAAACGTATGCCAGCCGCAATCGTGCGATACGGTCTGGATTCTCGCCGGCCGTCGATATCAAACTGCCGATACTGGGCCGATAGGCTACTGGCAAACACCTCCGGCCGCGGGGCTGCCAGCGGCCGGAGGTGACCAGCACACACGCACACACACACGCTCGAACCTCAGGGGCTGCCAGCGGCCGGAGGTGACCAGCACACACGCACACACACACGCTCGAACCTCAGGGGCTGCCAGCGGCCGGAGGTGACCAGCACACCAGCACACCAGCACACACACACACACGCTCGAACCTCAGGGGCTGCCAGCGGCCGGAGGTGACCAGCATAGCCCCGACCGTGGAAACGAGCACCAACCCCGACCGTGGAAACGATACGATATCCCCGACCGTGGAAACGAGCACCAACCCCGACCGTGGAAACGATAGACCATGAAAATCGAAACTGACGAATGGCTCCCCGTGATCGATGCCGGCAAGCTTGCCGGGTTGGATAAAACAACCGCGCTGCGCCTCGCGCGATCACTTGGGATCGTGCATACGTTTTTCGGCGTGAACATCATGCGAAAAGCAGACGTTGCAAAACTCGAAACCAACCGCCGCCGGCCTGGAAATCCCAACTGGATCGAATCGTGGGACGGCGCAGCCGCCGATGGTTCGCGAGGCGGTGAGGCTGCAAAAAAGGCCCGTACAGCGAAACGAGCACCCCGACCGTAAGAAACTTTCCACCCCAAAAGATTTTAGGGTTGACACAACAAAAGACGATGCTAGGATAACACACAACACGGGAGGCACGTTGCCCCCCGATCATGGAAACCCCCAACGAGGAAACGAGACATGACGGCTAAAAGCGACTCGCTTGTGCTGGAGAAGATGCGGCGCGGAATGGTGCTCTCGCAAAACAGTCAGGGAAACTACTGGCTCTTCGACGGCGGCGAGGTTGCCTGCCGCGTTACCGTCGATGCGGCCGAGCGTCTGATCGTCGCCATGAAAATCGTTCGCGACTACAAAAACAGCGGCGCGTTCGGCATCAACTGGATGCCGGCCACGCAGCCCGATAGCACCGGCACCAACTGAACCCCGACCGTCGAAACGATTCCACCCACAACCCCTAAGAGGAAACGAGACATGACCAAGCTGGAGCGCGAACTACTGAAAGAATGCGAGACGATTGCCGCGGCCGATGGGCTGCGACTTGCCGATGTTCTCCGCGACTGTCACCGATTCTGGTGCGGTGCTGGTCGCAGCCTCAAGCCGCGGGGCTGGGCTGCCCGTGCCGCGGCGGCGGCTCGACTCGTCTCTCGGTTCAATTCGATAACTGCCTGACCGCAAACACACCCGTCCCTGGAAACCCAAACCCCCACCGAGGAAACGATCCCATGATCATCGAAAACATCGACGACACATACCCCGCCCAGTTTCGCATGGCCGGCACGGGCGAGATCATCGTGCCCGAGAGCGACGGCGGCACGGCCACGCTCCTGCGACAAATCCGCTGCATTCTCGACGGCCACGGCACCCTGGATTTCTGCCCGACCACGGGCGAGTTGATCATTCGCACGGGGCTCGACGTTCAGATGGGCGGCGAGTTGGTGCCGATGGGTGATGACAGCGACAGCGACGATGATTAGACTACCGCGCGACACAACGGCCACCGGCACGTTGCCGGCGGCACCCCCGACCGAGAGAACCCCGACAGAGGAAACGAGACGATGAAACACGACATCCGACCCGGCGACCGCGTGGCCTACTCTGCCAAATTCCTCCGCTCTATCGGCTGCCGGACCGGCCCGATGCCGTTCGCCCGCGGGCGGGTGATCGCGTTGCGGCATTACGCCGGCGCGACGTTGGCGACGGTGGCGTGGAACGATCCCGTGATGCCCGACAGCGTGAACGTCGCCAATGTGATTGCCGTCGCTGATATCGGCCTGGAATGCGTTGAATAGACCCCTGCTCAAGACAAACCCCGCCGGCGCGTTGCCGGCGGGGCCGACCGTGGAAACGAGAGAACCCCCCAAGAGGAAACGATCCCATGAACACTGCAACCTTGAACGCTATTTCTCACAGCGATCTGCCCGCCGCGATGGCAGCCGTCGCCCGGTTTGCCGCCGGCAAGAGGTGCCCGCGGCCGATCCTGCAAAACGTGATGCTCTCGACCGGCGTGGCCGGCACGATGGTCGCAGCCACCGATCTGGAAACGCTGTGTGTTGTCCACATGCCCGGTGGCAGCGGCGACGGCAAGACGCTCCTGCCCGCCAGCATGGCGAAGCAGATCGCGAAGGAGAAGTGCTGCACGGTCGAATGCGACGATGCCGGCGAAGACTCGACCGTGTCTGCCTGCGGCGTGACCGCGGCGGCCGGGGATACGCTGGAGTTTCCGCATTGCTGGCCCCTCGACCCGGCGGCTCCCGCCGTCCGCATTCCGTTTGAGGTTGTCGATCAGATCGACGGCGCGTGCTCGCCGGCCACCGATACGGAATCGTCCCGATACGCTCTCGGCGGGGTGCTGCTCGAAACCTCCGGCGATGACAAGCTCTATGCAATCGGCACGGATGGTCGCCGCCTTCACGCTCTGGGAGCCGCTGCCACGGTCGATGCACCGCTGATGGCAGTTGTCAGGCCCGGTGCCGTCGCGGGCTTCCTGAAGGCAGTGCGGGCCGTTGCCGCGGAAGTCTACGGGTTGAAGGGCAAAGCCCTTGCCGGCCGCCTGGAAGGGGATGCCGTGGAAATCCGCGCCGCCGCTAACACGGTGGAGTTCAAGTGGTATTCCCGCGGCTATACCGTCACGGTGAAAAGCCTCCCGGTCGAAGGCCGGTTCCCGAGGTGGCGGGATGTTTTCCCCGCGGGGTGCTGCGATGCCCCGGCCATCCGCATGGATGCCGGCGAAGCGGCGAAGCAGTTGAAGCAGGCAAAGGCTGCGACAAACGAGCAATGCCGCGGGGTGTTGTTCGCAGCCGGCCGCATGACCGCGGGGACAGTCGATGCCGGCCAGTATTCCGCGTGGATCGCGGGCGGCATGGGCGGCATGGGCGAATGCCAGCCGGTCAAACTCGACCCCGTTTATGTGCTCGCCGGCATCGCAGCCATCGATGCCGTCAAGGCTCCCGACCAGTATCTGATCCATGTCAGAGACGGTCAGTCTGCCTGCTACATGCGGGCAGCCGGCGGCCACGATGCAAACGAGAAGGGGCAGGCCGGCCTGACGGTTGTGATCATGCCCCTTGCCGCCGATTGATTGCCCCCGAGTAAGACAAACCCCGCCGGCACGTTGCCGGCGGGGTGGCCCCCGTGGATGGAAACCTAAACCCCTAGAACGAGGAAACGAGACGATGACTAAGACAACCAACAAACCCGCCCCCCGCAAGTTCACGCCGGCCACCGGCATCGGCTTCGACCTCACGGTCGAGGACAGCGGCTACGGTCTGAAAAACGAGCCGGCAGTTGTGCTCTGCCTGCACACGATCTACGGCACCCGCGTGTATGGGCCGTTCGTGAACATTGCCGCCGCCCAGGCGTGGATCGGCAGCGATGCAGACGAGACGCTGGTCGTGTGCTACGGGTCGAGCCGCGACTGGTCGCTTCACGCCACAACGATGGAGGTGGACGGACACTACCGCGACTGACCGGCGGCGGCGGGGGGTGGCCGGCGCGTTGCCGGCCACCCCGAGCGAGAGAACCTAAACCCCTGGAATGAGGAAACGAGACGATGCCTGCAACACACCGAAAGAGCCGCCGCGATTATCCAGACGGCATTCTGGCGATCTATGACAACGGTGGCAGAACCGTAGACCGCTACTGCGTTGTGTACGCTCCGTTCGCACTGGACGGGCGAACCTACTACCCAACTCTTCACATGAACGCCACGCCGACGCACCCCGCCGGCTACGGCATCCACGGCGAGTACGAGCGACGGCCGCGGCGGCTCCCAGGCGACCGCGTGATCTCGCTCGACGCGCTCCCCGAGGAGTGCCGGCGATGCGTCGAGGATGATCTGCGAGCCGACTGACGGCCGCCCCTGGAACCGCCGGTGCCCGTGACCGGCGGCGAGGGGGATGCCGGCATCGTGCCTGCCCCGACCGAGAGAACCCGAGAACAAAGGAACCCCGACTATGGCAACGAAGAAGGCAGCGACAGAGAAGAAGGAATTCCGCGTCAGTCGCATCTGGACGGTGGAATACCGCTCCTATGCATTCGTCAAGGCGTCGAACGCCGAGGAGGCCGCGAAGCTGGCCCTGGATGACGATGACTACAGCGATCAGGAGTCGCTCGATGGCAGCGACGGCCCGACCGAGATCGACGAGATCGTGGAGATCATGCCGGATGGCGGCGAGATCGAGCACGACATTCCGGTGGCAGACGAGGCCGAATACGCGGACGTGGCCTGGAGAGTCGAGGATATCAAGGAGCGCATGCCCGACTGGAGCAACAAGCGGTGCGCGAAGTGGCTTGAAATGAATGCGGACGCGATTCAAGTCGCGATGATCGATGCCGGCGGCGACGAGATCGAACGAAGCCTGCCCCGCGAGTGATGACAAACCCCGGCCGGCGGCACGTTGCCCCGGCCGGCGAAACGAGACGAACCCTGGAACGAGAGGAACTGAATCATGGCCGAGGCCCTGAAACTGATCTGCACGTTGAAGACGCACATAGTCGGCCCCGAGGGCGACTTTATCCCAGCCGGCACCCCCGTGCAGGTGATCGGATGGGATGACGATGGCAAGAGCATCGAAGTACGCACGACGGCGCACGTTTATGTGGATGGCTGGGCTGGGATGTATGACGCGATTGAGGCTGGCGAGTCAACCGGATTGATCGGCAGCGGCCTGTATGTGCCGGTGCCACCGGAGGCTCTCGTCTACAGCGAAGACACTCACATGACGTTGCTGAACGAACGCAAGAAGGCACGGCGCGAAGCCTGGGCCGACTGACTGACAGCCCCGGCCGGCGGCACGTTGCCCCGGCCGGCGAAACGATACCCCCGCAAGAGGAAACGACAGATGAACCCGACCATGAAACTGACCCCGACCGCCGGCCTCGCCACGCTCATGTGGTTCGCGCCGGCCCCGGCACCCAACGATATCGCCGCGATCATGCTCTCTCGCATTGTCGAGGCCCATGAGGCCGCGATGGAGGCGAACGATCTGCTAGCCGCGGGCGTGATCAGCACCGACCGCTACGAGCGGGCTGCGAATGATCGTGATGATGCTATCGATGCCGCTGCGGAATTTCTGGGAGCACGATAGCCCCTGGTGAAGACAATCGGGGCCGGCGCGTTGCCGGCCCCGTGGATGGAAACGAGAACCCCGTAGATAGGAACCAGACAATGACAACCAAGAAACGGATAACGAAAGCGGAGCGAGCTAACCGCGACGGCATGATGCGGAAAATCGAGTGGTCGCGGATTCTCGTCCTGCGATGGTTGATTGAGGCTGGCTGGAGCAATCGCCGGCTGGCGAATACCTGGGCGACACTGGAGAGCGAGACAGCCCGCCTCGTCATCTCGCATTCGGTGCCGGATCACAATTGGTGCTGCGAAGTCGAGGTGGCTGGGATCGTGAAGGAGACGATGCTGGCGATCACGTTCACGCCTTGGGATGAGGTGGCCCGATGAAACCCATGCTGCCCTGGTGGAGTTGCTCCGCGCTGATCCTTGACGGTGAAGACGAGATCGATCTGGACGTTGACGTTCAGGCGGCAGATGCCGAGGCGGCCGAATACGATGCCCGAGAGCAGTGGATAGATCATGGGCACAATCCCGAGAAGGTGCGGGTGCGGATTATTGAGTGGAGGGTCGAGGAATGAGAAACGCGAACGGCCACGATCTCTATGTAAGCGATGCCACCTACGCGATCTCGCCACTGGTGCCGCGGGTGCTCCTGCGGTGCGAGCGGTGCGGGTGCCTGGGGGTCGGCATCATCGAAACGCAGGGGGACCGCGACTATGCGGCGACGATGGATCGCGAGTTCGATACGGGCGAGTGGTGGCACTTCGATGCGCTGCGGATCATCGGGTCGGCAGCCGCGGAGTGTACGGGCGCACACCACAATAAGTAGACTACCGCGACAGACAATGGTCTGCATTTTGTAGGGTTGACACACAGTCGGACATAGCCGATAATGATTGCACATGCGGAGGCACTGTGCCGATGCTGGACTCGAGTCCAACGATGGAGGATAGAGCGATGAAGAAGAACAACACGCAGGAATATCGTGGCTACAAAATCGTGCGGCTGCCTCGACGCTGGGTTGTGCTGAACAAATGCGACAGTCAAGTGGCTGCCTTTAGCACACTCTCAGCCGCCAAGGCCCAAATCGATCGGTTTGTTGACCCTACTGATGCCAGCGACTACGGATGCCCGATCTGACCGGCCATCGCCCGCTGGCAACTGGGCCAGCGGGCAACACGAAAACGAGACACAAGGGCACACAGATGAGCAAGGTTCTCAGCGACTTGGCGAAGCGGCACCCCGAGAAGATCGACAGCATCGATCGCGACGATACCGGGTGGATCATCAACCTGACCGATGCCTGGGTCGAGGACAGCGACCCCGCCCAGGCGAGCCATATGATTTTCGAGGACACGGTCGCCCAGTGCGTTGCCGCCTTCCGTTCCATCCGCAAAGCAAGGAAAGGCGAGTGACGCATGACCGGCTACCAACTCTCCCCCAGGATCACGCTCCACCCCGGCGACCGCTTCCGCGTGGCCGGCGGCCCGTACTACCGGCTGGCATCCGGCGAGAAGGTGCCACTCGCCGCCCGTGGCGTGTTCACGCTGCTGGCGGTCGATGCCGGCCGGCGTGGCAGGGTGCAGCTACTGGCCTACGGTGCCGGAGGCTTCGCGGTGATCCACGTTGCCGGCCGGCGGCGGTCGCGGGTTCCTGGGCTCGTCTGCCGGCCTTACCGGGTACGGAGGGTGGGTGCTCAGAAAAATCCGCGAGGCCGGAGAAAATCCGCTTGACTACTGGTGGAGAGTTTGTTTAGGATTGACCCGCGACGAGACGATACTAGAAGGGGCACGTTGCCCCGGCCGTGGAAACGAGAAACCCCCGACAGAGGAAACGCGACGATGAAGACCGTGAAATACACCATGTCCGACCATCTTTTCGAGCTGCACGACAACCTAGTGATCAACTACCCAGGCCGGCTGGCACCCGTCGCCACAGTGACCGCGATGGCAGCCGTGGCGAACGTGGCTCGCCGGTTCCGGCTGCGGTCGGTGGCCCGCTACATGGCGGCCTGGGCCTACGACATTGCCGATGTGCCGATGAAGGCGGATGCGTTCGATGCCCATGAGCGGCTCATGCCTTGGGCATGGCACAAGAGCCGGCCTGCCCTGCGTTGGTGGGTCTATGCCGAGAAGGCCCGCGCGGTGCTGGCGACGATTCAAGGCTGATCCCCGCCGGCACGTTGCCGGCGGGCGGGACACGAGAAACCCCCGAACGAGGATACGAGACGATGAGCCGAATGAAAAATGCGATCATTGCCTGTTGGGATGCGGACGCGATCCCCGTCCCAGGTGGCACCGTGAAGAAGTGGCGGGCGGCGGGCCATGCGGCCCCGACAATCCGAGTGCCCGTGACTGGCTACAACGGGCAGACGATCATGCTCCGCGCCATGCGGCACCGTGATGCCAGTGCGATGGCTATGCGGCTGGAGGGGTCGAGCGACGGCCGCCGGCTATGTCGCGAACTGACTGCCCTGCGGAAGTATCGGTACATGGCTTTGCCATGCCGATGCGGTGCCTGCGGTGTTCGCGGGCAGCGGCACTTCTTTGTGAATACCGGGGCGGAGACGCTCTGCGTGAATTGTGGGTGATCCCCGCCGGCACGTTGCCGGCGGGCGGGACAGATACGAAACTACACTACCCCCGGCCGGGGGAAACCTAAGAGGAGAGCGACGATGAAGACGGCAACAAAAAAGGTGACCTACACGGCGACATTTCAGGAGAGCATCGCGGGCGCGGTGCTGGTGAACGTGGCTCGCAATCGGCGGCGGCTCGACCTGGGCAATCTGCCGTCTGGCGTGATTGACTATCTCAGCCTGAAGAAGTCGGGCAGCGGGTGCTGGGTTTTCGATATCGATGGGCATCAGAAGTTTGATGATCTCGTCGCCTGCGCCGAGGTGACCGAAAAGAAGCAGGGCAAGAAGAAAGCACCCCGTCGAGCTACCGCGACATTTACCGTCGAGTCTTACAACGTCGAGCAGATTGAGCCGGCCGAGCAACTGCCGAATACATGGGGCGACGGTGCGAAGTGGGGCGTGAGCGACTGGTATGAGGAGTTAGAGACTGCAATCGCCGCTGCCCTCGTCCGCGGCAAGAGCTATGCCTGGACGACCGGATGGTATTCATCCAAGAAGGAAATCATGTCGGCTCGCATCTCGCAGCGTGGCGGCGAGATCACCGTCGAGGTGAGCGTCAGCGATGACTTCGATACCGAGGGTCGCGGCGAGCGGACGATCAAGTTCACCAAGCGGCTCGACCGCATCCGCGAGGCACTTGATGCCGCGGCAGATGCCGCCGAGAGCGACCGCCACGAAAACCAGTGCTATCACGGGTTCAGCGTAGGCCAAAAAGGTGCCTGGGAATTCACTCTAATCCTGCCCAATGGCGACGGATATCTGATGGACTCGCCGCCGGGAGACAACTATCACCGCTGGGGCTGGCAGGAAGTCGAGGACGGTGAGGATCGGCCGGCAGAGATTTCTGCCGATGACGCTGCGAGCCTCCTGGCGGCCGCGCACAGTTTCATCGACGGCGAAGTGTCAAGCCGGAAGCAGTGGGCAGTGGTCTGCGGCGGCGGCGAGTGGACGATCCGGGCATGGGAGGACGAATCCGATGCCTGACTTCAACATCGAATCGCACTGGTGCTGCTCGACCGCTCGCCACTGGCAGGCAATCATCGACGGGCACCGAGTCGCCTGGGAACCCCTGCCGCCGTCCGCGAATGTCGGCTACGGGTTTGTGTGCGACTGCAAGGGGTACAAGTTCAGGAAAACGTGCCGGCACGTTAAGGCGGCAGAGTCGATGCGATGCGGATGGCAGGCATTCGTCCACGGCGGCGAGCAGGTCGATGGTCGATGCCCGCGATGCGGCGGCGAGGTGACGGCAGAGAGCTATGCGGTCTGATTGGGATGGCAGCCAGCGCGGCTGCCCCCTGGAACGTGGAAACCTAGAGACGAGGAGAACGACGATGGCAAAGAAGAAGGCAGCGAAGAAGGCGACAACGAGCGGCAAAGCGGCAGACGTTCTGCCGGGGATGCCGGGTAAGTTTGTGGTGATGAGCATGAGTGGTAAGCAGAATGAGGCAATCGCCGCAGCGATGCGGAAGATGCTTGGCGGCGGTTGAGCCGACCCCCCGCTCCCCCCGCACGGCGAAACGCTGGCGGGGATTGCGGCGGGCCAGCGTGGCCCCGAGCGTGGAAACCATAGAAGACTAGGAGAGCGACGATGACAGCGACGGCGAAAATCACACTGCGGATCGACAGCAACATCCAAGGCGATGCCCGCGTGGAGCTATGGGAGGTGTGCTGCGGGTCATACCCCGTGATCGAGATGAGCGACGACAGCGACATCGACTTCGATGCCTGGGAGGTCAAGCAGATCGACGGCACCAGCGGCGAGCGGTATCGCGACGAGCAGGAGACGCTCTGCCACTGCATCTACCGCATGGGCTATCTGATCGACGGATACGGCAGCGACGAGTGGATCATTCAGTAACAGAACCAATTCCCCCAGCCGGCCCCGGCCGGCGAAACCTAAGGAGCATGACGATGACGACAACAATCAAGCTGACGAACCGCTGGCAGACGATCTGCACGGTCGGCTACACGGGCGGCGTGAGCCGCGACGAAAACCGCTCCGCTCACGGTGGCGTTTGCCACTGCCAAGCGAGGCGGGCGAAGGACGGCACGATCATGGGCAGAAAAGTGAACAGCAACGGCAGGCACGAGGAGGTCGGCGAGCCGTTCGCGATTGACGAAGATCGCGTGCGGCACTGGGCAGCGATTGGCGGCTGACCCCCGCCCCGTGGAAACCTTTACCCGATTACCCCATGCCGCCCCGAGCGGCGAAGCGAGATGACCATGCCATACTCGACTCATGTCTCCGAACTCCGCACAGCGCGGCTGCGGCCATACGTCGCAGCCGCCTGGGCGGAGGCCGGAAGCTATTCGACGGATGACCTCGCGGCCATCGTCGGCCGTGCCGGTCGCCGGCAGAGCCTGCGAGCCGAGGCCGCCTGGAAGTTTGCGGACGAGGCGGCGACTGAGGCCGAGGAGCGGGATGCCGCCGACGCCGAGAAAGCCGAACGAGAGGCAGCGGAGCTGGCTGAATATCTCGCGAGGAGGGCGGCAGTCGATGCCGCCCGCCGGGGGGCCGAGGCCGCCTGCGCCGCCGCAGGCTGGACGATGACTTGGAGGCATGGCAGTGCCGGTGGCTCGATGTATTTCTGGATCGTTGGCCCTGGCGACGACGACGAGCGGATGAGCCTGCGGATCAGCGACCACATAGCCCCCGGCGGGGCAGGGTGGAGCGACGAACGGCAGGAGCGTCACGCCGAGCCCGATCTGAACATTGTGATTCGCCGCGGAGCGGGCGGCGAGTACACGCACGATTTGACCCCGCTCGTGGAAACGATTGGCAGCAACTAACCCAGCCGGCCCCGGCCGGCGAAACATCAGGAGCACGACGATGAGAAACTTGAACATCACTATCAGCGCGGAGGAGGAGGAGGCATTGCGGCGGTCGATTGCCGGCCTCGTCGCGGACGAGCGGCAACGGTTCTTCGGCCGGAAGCGGCAGAGCAAGATGGAGCAGGCAGCCGAGCGTCTCTACGAGAAGATTTTTGAGCGCAGCCCGTGCGGATCTTCGCAGCCAGTCAAATAACCCCCGACCAACGAAACGAACACAACCATGATGGGAATAAACATCAACGACAAGACGCAGCCCTTCACCGCTCAGATTCTGAGCGGCGAGAAGACGGTCGAGACGCGGCGAACCAACTCGCTGCACCCCTATGTGGGGCAGCGGGTAGGCATCGTCCGCACCGGCCGTGGCAAGGCGACAATGGTCGGCTACGCGACCATTGGCGAGCCGATCCGCTACGAGCACCAGAAGCAGTTTGCGGCCGACTACGCTCGCCACCGGGTGGCGGCGGGCTCCCCGCATGACTGCGGCACCGATGGCAAGTTTGGCTACATCCTGATCGATGTTGAGGCGACTACCCCCAGGCCGGTGACGAGCCGCGGGATCGTGGCGAGAAGAATCTGACAGAGCACAAAAAACTTTTTGTGCGACCACAAAAAACATTTTCCCAGCGACAGCAAAAACACGGCGAAAACAAGTTTTCTGAGATTGGCACGCTGTGTGCAATAGCAACACCCGACCGAGCAAACGATAACCCTAACCCTAACCCCTAGTACGAGGAAACGAGACATGACCACGAAGACAAAGAAGCACGGCGTGATCGTCACGATTGGCGGCAAGCACAACACGAAGACGGTCTGGAACCGCGGCCACCGGATGATCACCTACCGCAGGCAGCCGAGGCGTATCCGGTTCAGGTCGAAGATGGTGAACGACAAGAATCAGCACCTCTGCGGAGGCTGGGGATTCGCCGGCCTGGAGGACAACAACCTGTGGATCGAGCGGCAGCTTATCGCCGGCCGGAAGCCGTTCGGTGTGATGTTCTTCTGGGGGCCGGAACTCGAGCACGGCGAGCACATCGCCTGCGCCGAGCGTCTGCGAGCCGCCGGCCTCGTTGTCCGCGAGGGGGCTGGGTTCGTTAAGGGCACGAGGATCGTGGAAGCCTGCCACGACATTCGCGTGGCCGACATCGGCGACATGGGCGAGTTGCTCGCCGATTACGTCAAGGCACTCATCCCAGAGTACGAGGACGATCTTCGCGACGAGTTCAAGCGATACGGTGGCCGGCGGCTACGCTCCTTCATGGGCAAGCGTTGGGATACCGAGCATAACCCGCTGTGGCTGACCGGCCTCATCCTGGGCTACCCCGTCGAAAACACGATCAGTTGCTATCACGAAGCGGTTTCGTGATCCACCCGCGCTCGAGGGCCGCCGCCACCCCCGAGCGTGATAACCCCGAGCGGCGAAAGCAGAGGAGACGATGACAAAAGAAGGATTCAGGATCGACAAGAAGAAGAGAATGTCGAAGAAGGCAGTCTGTGCCTACTTCGGCGAGCGCGGGATGCCGGTATCCCCCGCCGAGGTGGCCTTCCACGCGGTCGGCACGTTCACGAGCAGGAAGTGGGATCACGAGCACGGCGGTCGCTCGACCGATGAGCTGGAGACGATCCCCGCCCTGGCCGTGATCATCAAGGAGCGTCCGAAAGGCATCTGCGACTGGGGCGATACGGACGATGGCCGGATGGATGTCTATGCTCTGAACGACATCTACGGCGAATGCCAGGATGACGTTCCGGCACCGAAGTACGCGATCGCTGCGGCGAAGAGGGCGGCCCGACCGACGAAACGAGGTGCGACATGAAAAAAGACGACCGCGTGATGCGGGACTATGTGATGGGTGGCAACTACGTTGGCACAGTCGCGACGATCTGCTCCCTCCGAGAAAACGGGTGGAGCGTCGAAGAGATTGCAGCCCAGATGCCAATCATCGGCAAGACCTGTGGCAACGAGGCAATACGAGCGGCCGGCTTGAACGGCGGGCCTCGAGTTAGTTCGCTCTACGAGCACATGAACCTGTTCGGAGAGCAATTGTGCGAGAGACTGCGTGAACTGCGGACGATGGACATTTCCACCAACTAAGGAGACCCCGACCGTGAGAAACCGAATCACGCCCTACGAGGCCGGCTGGCTGACATTCTTGGTCAGCTCCGGCATCGCCAGCGAGGCCGACTGCCGCGCCGCGATGAATCGCGTGGCCCAGGAAGCCCTCGACGAGATCAATCGCCTGCGGGCGAAAAAGAGGGCTGGAAAACGTCGCAAGGATCGATAGGCTACTAGCCGATAGTAAATAGGCTACCAAGGAAGATTAACCACGAAGAAAGGAGGCTCAGAATGAGCCATGCAGCAGGAGATACGGTTTGGGTAGGCACGTCTCATGTCGGATACGACGGGCTCTCTCGCGGCCATGTGCTGCGAGCGGACGTTGTCGCCGTCATCGACGGGTCGGTGATGATCAGATACCCCGCCAGCGGAACGATCCGAGCGGTCGAGAAGACAGCCGAGACAATCTGCGACAGTGAGTCGGACGCCTGGGCGGCAGTGGCTCGCGAGCTGACTCAGGCCCGCGACCGCGTGCAGGCTGGAATCGATGAGGCGACCGCCAGGGCGGCCGGCAGTCGCGTCGGGGAGGCCGTGCCAGCATGAACCCCCGAGCGTGGAAATGGGTCATGGATGACCTGATCCGCACGCTCGTGCTCGTCAGACTCGGGCAATTGCTCGGGTCTGAGAGCACGGCGGCGCGGGCCGTCCACGATCTCGTCGAGGCTGTTTTTTCGATTGTCAGATGATGGGATGGACGCATAGAATGACAACCCTACCCGAGCATGGAAACGAGAGGATCACGATGAAATACGTTCTGAGCGACATTGCCGGCGAAAACTTCCGGCTGGCCGATGGGATGTGGAGCGAGGAGATCGACCTCGCGGAGCGGTTCTCGTTCGACGCCGCCCAGGTGCGGATCGAGGAACTGGCCGCGGATGGCGTTCACTGCAAAGCCGTCGAGACGCACGGCAGGAAGCGGAAGACATCCGAGTCGATCGTCAACCGCGTCACCAAGGCGCTCGACAAACTCGAGCGCCAGTGGGAGGGAAAAACAATCGGCATCGGCTACGAGGTCGATGTCGAGGTTGGGCAGATCATCCTGACCCTGGAGCCCGATGGAGAGCCCGAGCTTTCCTTGAACATCAGCGTAGACATCTCCGGCGTTTTCGTCGGGGTCGGAGACGAGAACTAATGGCAACCATCGAGATCAAAGAATATCTGACAATCCAGCAGGCCATGAAAGCTCTCGGATGCCCCCGGCGAACGCTAGCCAGGGCGGTGTCGCGGGCGGAGGCGGCCGGCAAAAAGATCGTCGAGGAGTTCCTGGGCAAGCCGGTGATCCACAAGTCGAAGATCGCCGTGCTCAAGGAGTTCTACTACCCCTACGGCTCGCCGGCCCACCAGAAGATGGTGAAGCAGTGGGGGGCAGCCGGTGGCGCGCAGAAGCGAGTCAACCGGGAGAAGGCCGAGCGGCGTCGTTAAAGGCTGCCTTTAGCATGAGTCCCTCGCCGTCCGTTTGCTATGGCATGGCTTGCATAACGTCCTGAGATTCGACAGCGCGTCTGTGCCACCCTTCGACTTCTCCACGATATGGTCGATGTCGGGGCTGCCCGTGACGAGCAGCCCGCACAACTGGCAGATGCCCATGTCGCGAGCGATCACGGCCAGCCGGGTTCGCCGCCACGCCGCGGTGCAGTAGCCGCGGGCTGCCGCCGTCGGCCGCTCCTGCCCCCGTGCAGGGGAACGATCAGGACGGTAGGTCGGTATTCTTTTCGGCACGAGCCTGCTCCTGCCACCCGAGCATAAGAACCTGATGGGCTTGGCGGCGCTTCCACCACTCGACTATCGCCTTGACGATCAGTTGGGCGAGCACGCTGATTAGGATCGCGGCGATGACTGAGCCGTACTGATCCCTAGCCCGTAGGCGTAAACGAGCGGAGAGCACCTCGTCCATGCGGTCGGGCGGCGCGTCGGTTGGGAACTCTTCGACTGCCCATTCGACGAGACGGTCGCGGAGGGCAGGGTGCGCTGAGAGGCGAATGCCTCCTGCACGCGAGACGTAGGTCTTCAGCGTTTCGTATCTGGCGGGCATGTGCCGTCCTTGCATGGCGCGGAGGACGACGTGACTTTTCCCGTTCCGTTACAGACGGGGCACTTGGAAGTGACTCGAGAATCGCCGACGACTCCCGTTCCGCGGCAATTACTACAGTCGGTTTTGATCGCGGGGGCAGGCTTGGCCTGGGCCAGGAGCGAGTATCTGCCGGCCACCGCAACGAATGGCCGAAGGTCTTCGGAGGCGCTCGAGCAGCCAGAGAGCAGGGCGGCGAGCATGAGGATGCACTTATACATTGCCAGTGGCTCCGTATGAGGCGATCTGACGGCGAGGCCAACCCGCAACGCTAGAGAGCGCGATGATGCTGCCGCATCGGTCAATCGTGTCCGCGAGTGCCCAGTAGCTGCCCTCTGGGATCAGAACATCTTCCATGCCGAACACGCGGCGATCGCCCGAGTTCCAGACAGCCCATTGATTGTTCCACAAGACAAGGGCTTGACCCCATTTGCGGATGGTCTCAGGCCGATCGTCATATCCGAGCCAGTGTTGCGCATGAGCCCAGCGGCCGACCTGACGCGCTACTCCAAACTCTCCGCGGACACGCTCGAATGCCATGCCCGAGCAGTTGAAAATTCCCATGCCCGACGCCAGGAAATCGCGCACCTGTTCACGTCCCTTCAAGAACGTGGCCGTCCTTGCAACGTGCCGCTTTGTCTCGGCTGCGATGTTCGCTGGAGGTGGTGATGCGCCGTACATCGTGTGCGTGCGATCGGTGTATTGAGTCAGGTCGATCTTCAACTCTGGGTACGGTTTGCGAACAAGGAAACCGCGCTCGCAGGCGACCTTCGCCGCTTCACTGCAAACCCAGCCGTCGCTTGAGTAGCCCCTCCACCACCACAGACTCTCCTGGGCGATCGGCCATTCCTTGACGCCTGCGGCCGGCATCTCTGGAGTGCCCTCGACCCTCCCCGTAGCCTCGTCTGGCAGCCCGCTCGCAACCTCGCAGGCGATCGTCACGGCGAGTGCTCGCGATGCGGCGGCAGCCACGCAGTCTCCGGTGAGCTGGGCGGCACCTGGGAAGCAGCCGGGAAAAACTCGCTCGACAGTCGGGAACAGGAGCGTCAGCTTGCCAGCACCGACATTCTCAAGCCCCCAGTCATAGGCAACATTCGCTCCGTTGGGGTCGCCGCCGTAGCGGAGAACGTAATCGGCGAATACCTCGTCTGCACGAGGGTCTACTCGAGCGCCTTGAACGCCGCGGTTGTATGCGTCAAGCGGGTCGAACTCAGCCATCAGTGCCCACCTTGAAAACGTAGGTGAGCACGTTGCACGCCGCAGTCAGCTTGGCGCGGGTATCCTTGTCGATCGCCTTCACGTCAGCCCCGGCGGCACTCAAGAACACGGCGTCGATCGCCTTGTCCAGGCCGGGGTACTTGCCGACGTTCTTTTTCTGGATGGCAAGCTGAAGCGAGCCGGCATGGAACACGGTGAACTTGTCGGTGTCGCCGATGATCGGTGTCGATCGCTCGCCGTCCTGCGTGAGAACGAACCGAGTCGCGTCGTAGAACGCAGAGAGGTACTCACGGTCGCCAACCAGCATCTTGGGCAGGATCGCCTTCAGTTCAGTCGCCCAGGCGAGCTGCTCGGTAGTCGGCTTCTCGGCGACAGCGACGGCCGCCGCCGGCTGCGGCATCTGAGGCCACTTCATGCCCAGCTCACCGCCACGCCACGCGAAAAACAGGATGATTCCGGCCACGATGTGCCTCGCTTCAAGTCTCACTTGTCGCTCCCGGCCACCAGGGCCAGCGTCAGGGTGTCAATGGCGGCCCTCTGTGGGCTCTTCTCGTCGCCCAGCAGGCCCGTGCTGTTCAGCCGGGTGCGAACCAGGGCAAGGTTTGAAATGGCTTCCTGATAGCTCACAGACTCGCCCAGCGAGGGGACGGCCACCGCGGGCAGGCTGCCCCAGACCGACTTGACCACGGCGACGATCTTGGGCCACGCCACAACGACGGCCGCGATGATCGCGGCACCAATTTGCTCGTATGTCATTTGATTTCCTGTGCGACGAGTGCGAACCAGTTAACGAGGGCCAAACCCTCGGGTGTTTTGATGACGGCTTCGATCAGCCCAAGCACGTCGTTGTCTTTGTTGGTAGGAGTCTTGTCGGCAGCCAGCCGGAGGGCGGCGATGATCGCAACGGCCTTTTCGGCGGGCGTCTTCGCGACGGAGATGGCCTCTAGCTTCGCGAGCAGGGGAGCCCACTGAGCCAGGAGCGCGATCTTCCCCACGATGGATAACGCACCGTAGGCATCGCCGAACTTCTCTTCACTTGCGTCCATTGCGATTCCGCTCCAGAAACTCTTGGTAAGCCCGACTAGCCGTCCGCCCCTCGCTCGTCAGCTTGCCGCGAGAGTACGGTTGATCGCGAACCAAGGCCATCAACGGAGTCGAGTCGTTGCCGCGGCGACTCTCGAACTCACGCTTGTCGATGTCCTCTTCGTCGGTCATCAGTCACCATGAACCATGAAATTCACGCCGTCGTAGGCGTCGTCGAATACCGCCCTGGCAAACTCGCGAGCCTCAGTCTTGCCGATCTTTCGCCCGAACGTCCAAATCTCGTCATCGACGATTTCGTCGCCTTTGCTGATCGTCAGCCGCGCCTCTGTCGGAGCAATCACGAGCCGTACTTCTGCCAGCATCGTTGTCTCCTTGGGTAGGTAGTTTCATTCTACCAAGACGCAGCTCCCTCTCGGCGGGATGCCAGCCAGCGCGAATCTTCGCGCATTCCAAACGAATCTGAGCCTCGGTCGGCAAAAAGCACTCCGGTGCCGTCCGCTCGGGCAGCGACAGAATCACGGTCGCCGCCGCCAGCTCGTCAGCCGTGAAGTCCAGCTCGACGCATATTTCCTCGAGCGTCGAGTCGCCCTTCCATAGACGCCGCAAACTGCGCTTCTGGTTTGCGGTCAACTTCATGGGAGAATCGCGATGTACCTCGAGCCTGGATTCAGAAAAAGCTGGTAGCCGGCCTGCTGCATCGCCTTGTGGTGGAAGACGTGCTCGCAGTCGCCGCCCTCGTAGACGCCGGCTAGATACGCCTCTCTGCGGTATAGGCAGAGTCCGCCGAACGCCGAATTCATCGGGATCGGGTCGCTCCCTACCGGCGGCATGAGCGCGTGAAACCAGTTGTGAGCGCGGCTATCTTCCCACCAGTTAAGACGGGAAGCCCAGCTATCGTAGGCCGCGATTCCAAACGGCCCCTTACCATTGCCTTCATCCCGCATGAACAGCGAGTGGCTCGCCATCGCCCCAGGCTCCCGCCTGTGAAACGATTCGCCAAGCATCTCGCAGAACCACCCGAGGCTGTTGAGCACGCCGTCGACACTGAAGCCGCCATGTGGATCGGTGTCCAGCACCATGACGTAGCCGGCATCGGCCGCGTTTCTCCGCACCCACTCCTGGCACTTTGTGCGGCATTTCGCCAGCCGCACAGTCCTCTCAGGTTCAAAACCCCTTGAGTCCTCGCCTCCGAGCGTATCGTGCTCGACAGTCACCCACTGCCGGATGGCGAAGTGGTCAAGCACCTTTGCCGTCTCATCCGTCGAATCATTCTCATAAATGTAGAACGAGCAGTCGCGCCACAAGCCGGCCAGCTCGTCGACAAGGCGGAGCGTATTGGTTAGGTAAGGCATCGCGTTACGGCAGATGCTGACCACTGCCAGCTTCTGCCGGCGGGCCTCGACGCGACCGTATTCGACGTGTTCCTTGTATGACTTGACGTAATCGACATCCCAGAAATCCTCTGGCCGGCGAACCGTCATGCCGGGTCGGTATCGAAAGCTCACTTGAGCGCCTCCAGCATGGCGGCCTTGCGGTCGGGGAAACAGGTGGCGTGGAAAAAGCGACAGTCCGCAAAACCCCTGGCGTCTCTGCGGTGCGGGTTCCATTCATACGGCAGTTGCGCCCAGGCCCGGCCCGCGGGCACCTCGACGGTCGTGGCGTCGGGGTCGCCGCCGAGGGCTGCGATGAGAGCCGCCTGCTCCCACCAGCCGCTCGAGCGGCGGAACCCTGTCAGAGGCCAGAGGGACAGGAGCAGCTCCTCAGATTCCTTGCGAGCGATCCACACGCCGCAGTTTGGGACGGCACCGTCTTCGGTGTGATGAACGACAAGGCCCATCGGGGCGTCGGCGGGCAAGTCGTCAGCGATGTCCCGACCGTAATCAAGAATCACAACGTCGGCGTCAAGCCAGAGCACCGTGTCATAGCCGGCAGAGAAGAGCGAGACGATCAGCGGCACCTTCCCCCAGGATGGCGGCCTGTTCATCGTAGAAAACTGATCGCCCGACGGAACGAACAAGTCATACCCGTGCGTCTGTGCGTACCACGCGAATGTCGGCAGCGATATGTCCAGCAGTTCGGCCATCGGCCCCATCCCGAACGTACAGAGTGCCTTCTTCATTGCTTCCACCCCATGAATAAGACGCGACCCTTGCCATCGGCGTCGGTCGCCGTGTGCGCGAACTTCGCCGCAATCGCCTGCTGCATCTCTGGCGGGAGCTGCTCGTAGTCGTGGATCGCTAGGCCGCTCGCGATCTCGGCGCAACCCAGGTACTCGAAGAAGGCCGCCGGCCCGTGGACAGCGTCGTGGAAAACGAAGTCGAACTGCCCCGGCAGGCAGGAGGACAGGAATTCGCCGGCACTGGCCGCCACCGGCTTGATGTTCGTGAGTCCGAGCGTGGCCCAGTAGGTTGCTCGCATCGCCTCCGAGACCGTGTCGCACAGATCGACGGCGGTGATCGTCGAGCCGGGGGCCGCCCAGGCCATCGCCGCGGCCGATCGGCCCTCGTGGCTGCCGAGTTCAAGGATTTGCCACGCCTGCCCTTCGACGGCCTCGCAGAGCATCCGAATATGCTTTCGATCGGTCGTCATCGGGTGCGAGTCGTCTAGGGAATCGACGAATTCACGCCAGCCTGTCATGGAAGAGTCTCCAGAAATGCCTTTGCCTCGGCCGCCGATGTCACGACGGCCACTGGGCATCCTGCCGATGCGAGTTCCCGCATCCGGTGATTCTGGATTTTCGTCGGCTCTTCGCCTGGGCGTTTGCACTCAAGCCAGACGGCGCGGCCATCCTTGATCATCAGCACGTCGGGCACGCCCGACATGGTGAATGCGTTGCCGTGGAACTTCGTGACCCAGAAGCCCGAGGCGCGTCCCTGCGCCATAACATTGGCAACTATGGTTCGCTCCAGGGGAGCTTTCCGTTGCATTCTCTGATTGTCTTACACGGTAGTCCCGTGGTCAAGAAGAAAAGACATACTGCTCGCGATGAAAGTAGAAGTGGGGAACCTCGAAAGGCTTGTGGCGGCAGCCTACCCGTCTGGCCTCGCGCTCTGCGGGCGTCCAAGTCGCCTGGATGGCGGCTGTCGCTTCGGCTATTTCTTCCAAAGTCGGGTCGGGGGTCTCAGTGACGCGAGGTGCGTTGAATCGCGGCGGCCGGCGTCCGAGTGCGTGCTTACGGGCGAGGTTAAACAGGTGGCCGCGTGTGCAGCCGAGTTCGGCACAAATCTGATCGCTCCGCATCTCGCTCTTCCAAAGTCGGACGAGGTGTTTCAGGTCGATTGGGGGGCAGTGCATGCGATTCATCCTTGAGAACGAGGGGTTACGAAACAGAGTCATCCAGGGCGGCCTTGTACATATAGCTTTCGTCGCGAGATACATCCCATTCGCCGCTCTCGCAGCGATAAATCTCTGACTGCCCCCGGTATCCACGATCCCGCGGATTTGGGTTGCCGCCGACGAAGTAAGCATCCTTCCATGCGATTCTGTTTGTCGGCAACGCGCAGAGGTTGCCGTTGTCCAGTGCGAGCACATGAGCACACTTGTTCTGCTCCGGCCGCAGGACGAACCCAGGCTTCTCTGCCGAGTCGGGCAGCCAGTCGACGGTGAAGAGATAAGCCCCAGGCTGCGAGCCGCTGCGTGTGTATGCAATGCACCTGTGGTCTCGCAAGTAGTCGAACACATGGACTATCGGGCGGCTCGAGAAGCAGTCCCATAGCTGGCAGTCGCCCAGCGGCATCTCGACCGCATCGGGACGCAGGGCGATGGCGTGGATCGGGACGCCACGGTAATGGGCACCGCTGATCATCATGCAGTGGAACCCAAGGGCACGTCCGCCGACGCTCTGAATCGCGAATGCGTAAGCCTCTTCGACGCCGCTTGAGTCGGCGATATGGGGGAGTCTTACCCAGCATCGGAGCGTTGGGATGTCGGCGTTCACTTGAGTCGCTCCAGAAGCTTGCGGAGCGTGGCGGATCGGTCGCTCCACAATCCGGCAAATGACTGACGGCCATCGCACGCGACATTAAGACTCGCTTCAACGTCACACGCCGACACAGCCATCGTGATCGCCTCCCGCTCCTCGTCGGTCAGCGTACACTCTTTCTGCACACTACCCTCGCTGGGTGTCGTGTCCCGATTCGTATTAGTGTTCGCGCGTTTCTCGTCGCTTTTCTCATATGACTGGCTCTCCCATTCCGGCCGCAGCCTGACGAGCAGCGATCGCATTACGCCGTAGACGCTCATGCTGGCGATTCTGCCGTCCTCGACCACACACTCGATCGCATCGATCTCCGCCTCGGACATGGCTTCATCCATCGTCACGGTCACGTTGCCGTCGCAGACAGAGAGCGTGGCGTCTTGGTCTGCAAGGCGGCGGATGGCATCGCGGAGGCGGGCGATTTCAGCTACGGCATCTTTCAGCATCTCGCGATTAGTCATTTTCCACTTTCCAGAATGGCACGGTCAGCCTCTTCGGCAGAGAACGACGACTTCGCGTACTTCAGATCGACGACGTTGGGGTAGTGCCGCATGAGTCGCTTCGCCTCGTCACGAACCGCCTTCGGGATTCGCTTGATGCCGTTCTCGATGTACGGCGTCGACAGACGGAAGAGAAACTCTCTCACGTTAATGACGGCACGAGTGCGTTCGTAGGGGAGCGTCATCGACCTTTCTCCATCTCAATGAGACGCTCATCAAGAGACTTGTTCACGTCTCTCAGCGCCTCAATCAGCACTCGCTGCTGCTGGTTTTCTTTGACCAACGCATGGAGCCGGTTCTCGCGATGCACATAGGTGCCGCGGTGCCGCTCAAGCTCGGCACGCAGTTCGCGAATCTCGCGGCGGTTGAATAGCCAGTCAAGAACCTGACCAATCAGATCGTTCATGTTCGCTCCCAGGCGTTGACGGTCTCGCTGTGTGCTCCCTCGCGAGCTAGGGGCGGCGGCAGACGAGAACCGCCGCCCCCAGCGTGGCGAAGACGTATCAGTTGCTCGTGTAACGAAGGACGGCGAACCAGCCGCGGCGAGTCGGCGAGTAGCTCACGCCGCGCTCGACGATGCGGTAACGACCGCGGACAGCTTCGGAGTAAAAGCACGCATTCTTCTCCGCAGCCTCGGGGCTGACCGTCGAGAAACCGATACCCTCCCGGCGACCGCCGAGGACGCGGCAGTGCTTGAGCTGACCCGTGCGGGCACACTCATCGGCCGTCGCCTGGGCGCTGACCACGGTGGTCGTCGTCACGATGACGTTCTCGGCCGAGGCGATCGTCGTGGAGCAGGCGATGGCGAACGCAAGAAAAAAGGAACGCATGGGAATCCTCCTTGAAATGAAACGGGAAACAAACCGGCCGGCATTGTCTGGCGCGGTAGCCTGACTGTCAAGGCTAATCAATGCCTTCGACGAACTTGCGCATCTCCGTCGCGTAGACCTCGACTGACTCTGCTAGCAGATAAGAAGCAGTCGCCAGCCCGTGGGCATCAACTTGCTGCGCAGCCTTCGCAGTCGCCTTAATCGCCGGAATCGTCGTAGACAACATTCTCTCGATGTTCATCATCCGCATCGCGATGAGGATTTTGTCTTCGGGGGTCATGCCTTGTGCGCCTCTCGCCACGTCCCATCGGGCATCCGGTCGAAGGTCGCATAGAGAATCCCCAGGCGGTTTGCGAGCGATACCATCGTCGGCCGGAACACGGCGACGTACTCGTGGTCGCGGAAAACGCCCTCCGTCCGCAGGCCGGCGGTGCAGAGCGTAGCCACTCCGCGGCGGCGGTAGGCCGGCGAGACGAACGCCTCGAGCGTCGGTATCTCGTTCCACATCTCGCTCCTGGCCCAGCCAATGATTTCGCCTTGATCTAGGCAGATGGCGATCGTGCCGGTCACGGTGCCGGCGAGCAGTGCCCGTTGGAAATCGGACTCCGGCCGAGTCAGGTGATCGGCGATGAATCGCCGCTCTGAGGATCGCAGATGGTCGGTCTTGAGAACGAAGAGTTCCATTACTTCTCAAGCTCCCGCAGCACGCTCTCGATAATCGGGTTGCGGACGATGTCGCAGCCCTTGAACTCGATGACCCCGACGCCCTTTAGTCCCGAGAGCCGCTGCATCACGTCGATGAGTCGTCGCTCGCTCCTGGGGAGGTCGGACTGATCGGCATCGCCAGTGATGATGATCTGGCTGCCCTGGCCCATGCGGGTGAGGAACAGCTTGAGCTGCCCGAAGGTTGCGTTCTGGGCCTCATCGAAGATCATCACTGACTTGTTGAACGTCCTGCCGCGGAGATATGCCAGCGGCGCGATCTTGACCGCCCCGCTGATCCGGTCGCGGGTATGGCCGCGTTTGCCGGCGATCCTCTCGAGCGCGTCGAAAAAGGGCACGAGATACGGGCCGACTTTCTCCTCCGCACTACCCGGCAAGTAGCCGAGCTGCTCAGTCGCCACGCTCGGCCGCGTGATCACGATATTCTCCACCTTCCCGTCAACGAGCTGCTGCACGGCGTAGCCGCTGGCGAGGTGTGTTTTCCCCGTGCCGGCTGGGCCGAGCACGAACGTGATCACGCTCCTGCCGATCACCTCGAGCGCGTGGGCCTGGGCCTTCGTGCGTGCGGAGTAGCCCTCCGGCGGCGGCGGCGGTGCGGGCTTCTTTTTGGCTTGGCGTTCGCGCTTGCGGGTCAAGGTGCAGTCCTTATGAAGATGGGGCCGTTCTCGCCGACATACGCTCCGAGCGTGTTGAAGGACAGGAACTCGTCGGCCTCCTCGTGCGACATCCCGTCGCGGTCGACGAGTACCTCGATGCACTTGTCGTAGTCGTAGACGGCGACGTGTGCGTGATGATGGTTCAGCGTGTAGCCGATGAATGCGTCCTCAAGCCCGTCAGCCAGGAGGGCTTCTGGGTTGATCTCGCCGAGAGCTTCGAGCAGTTCTTCGTTCACTTCACGATCCTGAATTCAGAACATCCGCACTTCGGGCACGGGCCGTTCGACTGCTTCGGTTCGTTGCAGCGGTTGCAGAAGCGGGTCATGGGGACTGCCATTCGTAAACGGCGTAATCCAAACTCAGGTCGCTAAGAAAATCATCGCCTGGGTAGCTGCTCCTGAATCCAACAAGGCCGTACTGACCTTTGCTCGTTCGCACCGCGCCCAAAAGGTCTTCAATTGCAATGACCGGCTCACGGCTCCCATCAAGCGGGCCGCCGTAGAACTCAGGGATAGCAAACAAGGTGCTTGACGAAGGTTCTAGGCGTAGGTGCGCTGTTAGGCTCATTGCCGCTGCCTCCACTCAAGCCAATCGGCCGCCTTCTCGAGCCACGCCGCGGCTCGCCGCAGAGCCTCTGGATTTTCGCTGTAGTCGTGGTCATCCTCAGTCGGCGGAATTGAGTCGAACCGAACGTCGACATACGGTGCCGCCCCCTCTTCGTCGCGGCAGATCAGAGCGAAACGCTCGTCGTCGATGTCGATGGGGTCTGGTGCGTTCATTCGTCATCTCCCGTCATGTAGGGCAGGAGGCTGAAGTAACAGACGGCCCCGACGGCAACGAGCAGAGTCGTGACGTTGAGCCAGATGCTCATGTGTGATTCGATGGGTGTCATCACTCACCATTCAGGAAGCCGAGCCATGTTCGGGCCGGCTTCCGCAGCTCGGCGACTTCGGCGAGCAGGCTGTTGATCGCCGTCTCGGCGTTCTCAAGCCGAACAGTCAACGCAGCGACTGACTTCGTCAGCGCGACAACCATGCGGTCGGTCGATTCACCCTCCTCGCGGAGTTCGTGAATCGCCTGGGCGATGCCGGCGATGGTCTTCTCAACGCTGCACTCGGGATTCCTCTTTGCCACTAGAAAACCTCCTTGCTTGAAGAAACGAACCAGAACAGAAAGCCGGTCATTCACGACGCGGCCTCCTCCGTTTTCGGAGGAGCACGGTAGATCAGTTCCTCGCGGATGATCTTGACGTGCTTGGGTGCGTCGATGACGAGCCTGACCGTCTTGCCGACGACAGACTCGACCGTGATCTCGATACGCGGCCGATCAAGAATGAGCTTCTGACCGGGCCTACGAGTAAGACAGAGAGCCATGTGGGGAATCCTTTCCGCTGTGGTGCCCAGTAGCCTAACGAGTGGTGCCACTAGCGTCCAGATGTTTTCTGCACGCTTCTTTGACTGTCGGCCGCGGGTGACTTTCAGCCGCCCACTTTAGGTAGTCCAGGCCACGCGGCTGCCGCTCCACCTCGGGCAGCGTGAGGCCGGCGAACCGACCGTCTCGCAGCACGAACGTGCGATCCTGCGGCTTCAGGTGCCCCTTGACCGCCTTGACCCACTGGCCCGTGCCGCAGAACACGCACGACAGATACCAGTCACCGCCGTCCTCGTGCAGGATGTCGTGGCACTGGGTGTTGCACGCGGCGTCCGCGCAGTCGTAGGTGTGATCGATCATGCCGATGGGGAGGATCGCTCGGGCAGGCAATTCCCCTATAAAGAAAGGCTTTTCCTCAGGCTCCTTTTCTGGAGCGGCCTGCGGCGCGCCTGTCCGCTTTGGGCCACACCGTTTTCTGGTCGGCTCATCGGGAGAGATGTCGAATAACAGGCTCATAGGGAAGCAACCTCCTTGTCCACGATGGCTGGAAAGCCGTCGTCCATCCAAGCGTTAAAGCCAAGCCCATAGACCCGACGAGAGACGAAAACGCCGTAGCCAATGAGCATCTCTGCCGTGGGCAATGGCCCAGCCTTCGATACTATTTTTGGCGGCAATGCGCCGACAATAACGTCGCAGCGGCGCACAATCCACATCTCGCCATACTGCTGCACTGTGTAGACGCCAGCGGGGTCAACCTCGCACCCCACAAACGTCATCGGAGGGTGTTTATTGCTCATATCGGGAACTCCATGCGGTACTTTTCTCGGGGGTCGTGGGCCACGATCAACTTCTGCTTCGCCCTGGTTACGGCGACGTACTCGATGCGGCGTTCTTCATCGTGCCGCTCCTGGCTGTTTTCCTCGCTTTCGCGGATTCGGCGGCCGACGCTGGAGAGGACGATCACTTTGGTCGCCTCCTGCCCCTTGACCGAATGAACCGTGCCGATTTTGACCTTCGGATTCGACACATGCTCAAGGCCGTATCGCTTGGCGGCAGAGGCCCACTTCGTCCCACCGTCGGGCAGGCCGCTCCAGGCACCAGACGTGATCGCATCGCGGAGCTGCTCGGTGGCCCCGACCGCCGGCAAGTCCTCGGGAAACAGGATGTCGAAGCGATCCCGCAGCCCCTTGTTCCACTGGCTCTTCGACCCTCGCATGAGCCACGTCCGTCCATCCGATGTCTTACTCGGCAGGATATCAATGGCCTGCGTCCACTCCTCGGCAGTAGCCCCCATGCCGTGCTGGAGCTTCCAGAGGGCCGCCATGCCCAGATCGCGGTTGTAGGAGCCCTGCTTGGCCTTCACACGCCGGAACGGGACGCCAACGTCGTCAAGGATCGCGGCGATCCGACCGACGTGCCTGTTTGTCCTGGCGATCACCAGCGTCTCCTCCCGCGGGTCGATGTCGGCGAGGTCATCCTCGAAGTTCTCGCTTTCCTCGACGTAACCGTCGTGATCGGCCGGCGCGATCCCCCGATCCCAGTAGTCGTGGCCCAGCCGCTGGAGGCACCGCTCGCCCAGCTCGAGGATCGGCTTCGCACAGCGGTAGCTCTTCGGCATGACCTTCTGATTCTTCCCGACATCCCACGACATGAAATACTTGCTCGACGCCCCCGCCCACGAATACAGCACCTGAAACGGATCACCGACCGCCCAGGCCCACTTGCAGGCGTCTCCCGTCAGCAGCCGCTGGCAGGCCATGTCCAACAACTTGCTGGCATCCTGGGCCTCGTCAAAAATCCACCCGACAACCGTATCCGGCACCAGCCCCTCGGGGGCCACCAACTCAGGCCCGGTGCTCGGGTAGTTCCTGACCCCGACGAACCGGCAGAGCATATCGGTGAAGTCGGTCTTTCCATCCAACCGCTTCGCCGCCTCGTACATCTCGATCCGCTTGATCACGTCCTCTGCCCCAGGAGCGTCTGGAGACTGATCTGCCTCGACGATCTGCCGCAGGGGCACGACCATGCTTCTGGCGAATGACCAGTAATTGAGCGCAGCGGCCGCCACAGGGTCGCCGATGTACAGAGCCACTCCACCGTCGTCCTCATCGATTGAACACTGCACATCGCTTCCCAAAGCCTCAGAGACCCATTTGTCGTCCTCTTTGCCGCCGCCCAGCACTTCACCCTTCTGAATGCCCAACTGTTTGTAGGCCACGCTGTGGGCCGTCCTGAACCAGCCGTGGCGCTCAAGGTCGCCCTGCTTCATCCCCCAGGCCGACGCCGCGCGACTCGCGGCCTCCGACCTCGCAGCCCGCGTGAAGCTAGAGAATCCAATGGCGAATGGGTTGCCTGAGACCTCTGGGCGATCTAGAGCCTTCTCGGCGATGTCCAGCATCATCCGAGTTTTGCCCGTTCCAGCCCCTCCGATGACTCTTGCTACCTGCATGACGCAAAACCTCCTTGTTGTAAATACCTGAAAACAAACACGTTATGAACACTGACGCCGAATCGGCGTCTTTTTCAGAATTCCGCGTCAGTCGTAAGTCCTTGTGTAGAAACGAGTTGCGACTCAAGACGCAGAATACGGACTTCCTGAGAGGTTTTTTCACCCTCGACCCCTATCGCAACCCCCGTATTAAGGGCGAATTCCCCGTCAGCCGCCGTTGCCCCTTCGGCAAGCGACTGAACAGCCTCAACCCACTCAGGAGAAAAGACGGTGAACGAGTGCCGCACCGTCCCGAATGAGTGCCGCCGCTCGGGGATATCGCCAGCCTGCATCTTTGTGCAGATCAGATGCCTCATCCTAATCCGCTCGCCGGCCTGCACGTCGTGCGTGCGTCCGATGTCCTCCCAGACCTTAGTCCACTTGAACCAGAGTTCATCCGGCTTCACCCAGCACGGGCGACCTGACACGTTCGGCTCCGGCTTATCCTCGTCCCGCGGCTGGGTCGCCTTCCCGAACGTCTCCAGAAGGTAGGCAGCCAGAGTGGCGAACCGGAGGCTCGAGGCTCCGACATGGATGTCGGCTTCCTTGTCCGCCTGCTTCTTGTCCACAAGCTTCTCGACGAGGCCACGAATCTTGGGCTTGCTCTTGCCGCCCTCCTGCCCCCTCCAGACCCGCTCCCACTCGCCGCGGTCTCCGTCAAGTATCACCCGGCGAGTTGCTGAGAAGACCTTGTTCGCCACCTTCGTGGCCGACCGGAATTCGTCGAACGCGAACGTCACCTTGCCCTTGCAAGGCGTGTCCTTCCACTGGCTGACGCAGAGAACGATCTCGGGCGGGTCAGATTGAATCATCTGAATCTCCCAGCACCCTGGGAGCCACTCGCCCTCAGACCAGCCATCGACAGGCTTCCACTCAAGCCCCTGCATCGCGTATCCGCTGACGGGCTTCTTTACATCCCCTGCGGCAGACTTCTCGCCGATCTTCTTCGCGGTCTCCTCGATGTCAGCTTTTTTCTTTGGCACGATCTCGCCGGCCTGCTCCAGCTCGCGGCGATATGAGACGCACGAGTGGACGATGCTCCACACCTCTTCGCGAGACTTCGGAGGCTTGCACCTCTGCAAGTTCGTGTTCCAGACGAGGCCGAAGATGTCTTCCTGTTCGTCGTCATCCTCGTAGTAGTCGTTCCGCATCACCATCTTCGTGGCGAGGGCTAGCAGGGTTGGATGCCGATACCCTTCACCAACGTCACCGTGGATGACTTGCCGCGACGATCTCGCCTTGGCGCTCGGCCTACCCTTCACCTGACCGCTGACAATTGAGCGGGCCAAATCCTCGGGCACCCGCGCAAGCTCCACCTCGTCGATTCGGAGCGTCGGCTTCCACTTGTATTGCACGCCCTTCCAGTGCCACGAGCACGGGATCACGCTCTGCGAAGCCTTCTTGCCGACGCCGAGCCGAACCTCGAGGCCGTTCGGATACACGACCGCCTTTTCGATCTGGCTGAACCGATCATCCCAAAGGAAGAGCCGGTGCTCAGATCGGCCTGACGAATAAGTCGGAGTCGCGATCCTCGTCAGACCGATCTGCTCGGCATACTGCTGCGCGGCTGGATCGTCCCATTCGATGTCGATGATGCCCGTTGTCGGCCCCAGGACGAGGCCGATGTTGAACGGCACGCCGTCGCGATCGTACTCATCAAGCCAAGCCGCAACGTCATCCTCTGTCCTGGCAACTCGATGCTGCCATCCATCTCCGCCGGCTGGGTGTTTCCCGCACTGCTTCTTCACGGCACCTTCGATATGGTGACCATCTTTGCCGCAAGTGCAGAACCCATCCGGCGTGATGCCGTGAAGCTTCGCCACCCGGCCGCCTACTGCAATCATCGCACAGGCTTCCTTGAACACCGCGTTCACGTCGAACTCAAAGGCCATTCTGCACCTCGCTTTCGACCAAGGCAAAGCCTTCGGCGGGAGTCATGTGCCATCCACAAAACTGAATCGCCGTTGGCTTTAAAGAGAATTCGTCCCGAGGGTCTGCGAACTCCCAGGTCTCGTCGGGGCACCAACCGTAGCCGATATCGTCGTCTGCGCGATTCAGCCAGCCGTCAAGCTTGAAACCACCTGGACTACCCTTGTACCTGTCGTTGACAACTGCACCGTAAAACATCCACGGCGAACCGATGATGATTGCGGTTGGTTCTCTGTATCCAAGAACTACCGCGTCCCTCAGACGAATCTTTTGCTCTAGGCTAAAGGAGCCGCGGTCGCAGTTTGGAAGAATTACGACGTTAACTGTGCCAACGGTGAGATAGTTAAACATTTCGCATCTGAAATCGATGCGAAGAATGGAGACATTGCTAGACTCGCCACCCCCAATCTCGCTGACCTCTTTAGTTGCGTAATCGCTTTTTGATGTCGCGAGGTATTCCACCGAAAAGCAGCAGTGACGAAACACCTCGCCCCAGTCGGCGTGAAGCTGGCTCTTGTAGGCCACGCCCCGGCGAACAACCTGATCTTTGTCGCCGCCGATATCCTCAAAAGCCGATTTGGGCAGAAACTCCTTCGCTTTTTTACCGGCGTTGCATTTTCTACACGCCGTCACAAAGTTGTCGGGGTTGTCTTCGCCGCCTTTAGAGAACGGATCGCCGTGATCAACCTCAAGATCAGCCCCGTCCTTCCTGGCCCATCCGCAGTAGACGCAGCGAAAGTCGTCCCTCTGGAATACCATCCAGCGAATGCCGGCTGGGATGTTTTTTCTTTTCCTATCCACAAAGAACCTCCTTGTTATCGTTGTTGAAAGAACCCCCCGCGGAGCCGCCATCGCTGACGGCCCCGCGGGGTTTAAGTTCGCCATCGCAGGCCCGCGAGAGTTGGCACGGGTGATCTGCGACGACTTCCTCGAGTTACATAGCCACGTCGAGGCATAGGCTGCCGGCACGCAGGGCGATGTAGACCGGCGTGTCTCGCCGCCGGCCCGACGGCAAAGAACTACTCGTCGCCCAGGTCGGCAGCGTTCACAGTGGCCCCGGCGGGAGGCGCGTTGAACATCGCGGTCAGCGGGCCGTGGTAGACCTTCAGAGCGATGTCGCCCTGCTCTTCGCTGATCGTGCCGACGGTGCGGAAGACGATCTGCGAGTAGGGCTGGCCTCCAGAGTTCTTGACCTTCTGGAGCTTGAGGCCCACGACGCACTCGTACATGAACGACGGCAACTGCTTCTTCCTGGGCAGCCAGTTACCGAGCGAACCGGGGCCGACGGTCACGAGGATCGGCCATGTCTCGCCTTCGCGGAGAATCGCGAGCACGCGGCTCTCCTTGACCTTGCGAGACCGCCCGCCTGTCTTGCCGCTCCCCCAGCCGAACTCAGGGCCGGTGGACAGGGCCGCCCAGTCGTAGCGACGGTCGCCGATCCGATACTTCTCGAGCGCCTTCGGGTCGCAATCCCCGAGATCATCAGAGACGCGGTAGCCGATGATCAGATCGTGAGACACGATCACCGGACGCATCTCGGACGGGTCATCCTTCGGCCACAGGGTGCCACGCTTTCCCTCGGCAACGAGCAGGCCGACGATCTCGTCGGTCGTCTCGATGTTGCCTTGGTTGTCGATCGACCAGATCGTGCCGCCGCCGGCCGGCGTCGGCACCTTGACGAGGTCTTGCTCACGCATCGGCTCGCCTTCCAGATTGGCCTGGATGATCCGCGCCTGCCGAGAGTTCGGCGAGAGCGCGGGGTAGTCGATGTGCTTCACATCCGTCGAAATTGCTGTGCTCATGGTTTTCTCCTAGAGCGGTTATCGATCCATCAACACGCCGCCCAGGCAACACGCCCAGGCGGCAACGCTTGTCACCAGCCTTCGCGGTCAAGCCGCGTGATGCAGTCCTCTTCCATCCGCCCGCCCTCTTCGGCCGTGATTACCCCGTTCTCGACACGGGCATCGATCGTCCGCATCGCCCGCTGGTAGCCGGCGTTGCCGGGGGAGTAGCGAGGGCAAGAGTTCTGCTGGATCAAGACATCCCCGTCGGGCAGCGGCAGCGTGTATGACGAGACCTTGAAGCCACCCTCCCACTCGATCGTGGTGCATGTGCCGCCGTTGGGGAGGAACTCAACGTGTCGCGAGATGACCTTGCTCATGCGTCACCTCTGACAGTGAGGTGACGAAGGACAGGGTGGACGTACTCGCTAACGACCCCGGCGAACGGCGTTCCTTCCGCCCACGGCTGGCGGGCATCCTTGCCCGCAGCCTTGTGCATCTCCTTGAGCACAGACTTCAATTGGCTCGTGTTGACGCCAATGAGCTGCTTTTCCATCCCTGCTGCCCTTGCCGCAGCCAAGACAGCATCCTTGTTCTCAGCCGTGGCGGAAATGGAGTGCTCCCACTCCACCCGCCAACTCCTTCCAGCGACCCGAACTCCGTCGAGCCTCCCGGCCGTCATCTCCTCGACGGCGACTCCTGCAAGCGACTCCCGTCGCTTCTTCAGTTCCTTCACCGTCAGCTCGGCCGCGTCGATTTCGCGGTCGATCTGGGCGATTTTTTCAAGCGCGGTCGAGAGCGCGCTGTCTTGTTCGGTAGCTTGTGCAAATGACATCAATCACGTCCTTTCGATTGGAAAGTGCTTCATACACGCGGCCGTCGGCCGTTGTCTTGCCGTGTAGCTGTGCAACGAGACTAAAAAACCGCGTGCTTCGTTCCTGGCCCGGTCGGTGGAGTCGGGCGATGGCTTGCAGCCACTCGGAGAGCGAATGGCCGAGGCTATAGAAGCAGCCCACGCTGGCGCGAGTGAGGTCAATGCCGATTCCGCCTGACTGAATCTGAGCAACCAGTACGGCGGTCTTCCCGGCCTGCCACTCGGCAAGGTTGTCCACTTTACCCGATAGCTCACTCACCGTGCGACCCAGTTGATCGCAAACGTGGAGCACGCTGTCGATGTCTGATCGGAATCGGCAGAACACGACCAGCGGCTCGTCCGCGGGCATATCCTCGAGCATCTCCGCGAACGCGGCCCGCTTCGACGGCGTCTCGTCGATCTGCCTCGCGGCGACGGTATCGTCGAGACGCATGAACCCGCTGGTGGCCTGGAGCATTCGCAGGAGGCCGACCATCGCGTTCTGCGGCGTGATGAAACCTCCGTCGACCTCGGCACAGAAGTCCTTCTCCAACTGGGTGTAGACCTTGCCTTCTTTGACCGTCATTTCGACCGGAACTTCGACGTGATGGATAGGCGGCAAATCAAGGACATCTTCGCTCTTCCGTTGGAACGTCGTGGCCGCGACTCTGGCCGCAAATTGTTCCTTGTTGCGCCAGCCGATGACCATGCCGGGGATCGCTGGATTCGTGATCGCGTAGGTTGCCTTGAAGAGGGTATACGTCGTACCGAAGGTGGTACATTCCGGCGATTCGACGGCTCTCCAAGTCCCGTAGGCGTCAAGCGGCGACTGAGCCAGGAGCGTGCCCGACAGTCCAATCCGCTTCGCGGTCGGGTTCTTTTTCCCCATCTTCGCCGCCCACTTGCTCGCGGCCCCCGACGGCGACTTGAGTCGGTGAACCTCGTCCCAGACGAAGCAGTCCCAGGAAACCTTTTCGATTTCCTTGATACGCCAAAGACTCTCGTAGTTGCCGACGATGATCACTGGAGACGTATCGGCCATCGCGGCAATGATCTGCCGGCCTTTGTCGGCCGAGGTGCCGCGGTCAAGCAGGACGATCCGAATCTCTGGCAGCCACATCGACACCTGTTTTGCCCAGGCAGGGATCACGGCCTTCGGGCAGCCGACCAAGATGCGCCGAAACGAGCCGGCGAGCATCGCCAGCTTGATGATCTCGAGCGCCACGCGGGTCTTGCCGCAGCCCATTCCGAGCCACAGAAGAGCGTCACGGCGACCGCTCGCCCACTCAATCGCTTCCTTCTGATGTGTCCAGAGCATCCTGCTGCACTCCTTTGCGTGGGCAGGATATTAGGCTACTAAAGAAGATCGGTCAAGCGAGGTTTCGGTGCCGACCTTTTTTTGTGCCGGCCGTTTGCAGCCGGCGGGCTAGAGACACGTTTGCTTCGCAGGCTGATCGCGAGAAAATCCAGCATCGGCTGCGGTTGTTTCTCGCGTTGGTGAGAATCCTCGCCACGATCTTCCCCTGCTGCGCCATTCTGGGCGGGAACGTCCAGTGGACGTTCATAATCTCCGCGGCCTCGCCGGTCGAGATGGCATCGCCGAATGCGATCTGGTGCTTGAGCGCGGCCAGTGCCTTGACCATCGGCGGCCGTAGGTCAACGCCGGCACGAGGCCGCTTGCCTGAGCCGCCATGCTTGAGCTGCTCGGAATATTCCTCCCAGTCAGCCTCGCACTCGGCAAGCGAGTAGACCGTGAAGACCCGCTCGGGGTCGCTGACTACCGGGGATGCCAGGGTGCGGGTCGTCAGGAGTCCCTTTGCCACCATTCTGGCCGGGGTCGTCCAATGCACGCCGAGGAGGCACGCGGCCTCCCAGGAGCCGATTGCTTGATCGATCTGCTTCTTTGCCATGCTGTCTGCTTTCCGGCGGGCTGGCCGCCGATGAAGAATACCCGCGTGGCCCGCCCAAAAGCCAAATCTCGCCTAGTCGTCACGGCTCCCCTTGACGAGTGGAGGATAGGGGATTTGAATATAGGCGTCTGACACCCCTGCATGGTGCCAGACCGGAGGGCAAAAAGCCAGCCGCCACAGATAGACACATGGAGGTGCCTGCTGATGCCCCGCTACAAGGTTATTTGCGAATGGTCGGACGCTGGGATCGAGGATGCCGACGAGATCGTCGTGGTGACGCCCACGCCTGCCCAGGCCGTGGAGAAGGCCCGCGAGAAGTGGCTTCGAACAATCGGCTCACGGTGGCCTCACTGCCGCCTAACAAGCGCTTTTGTCCTGACGCCGGAAAAGTTTTCGGAACTCTCATAAGGGAAACTCTCTTTCCCAACGCGCCCCCCCAAGGGGGGGCGCGTGTTCTTTTTTTCTCGCATGGAAGTGGTACTCCTTTTGAAGGAGAGACACCCCATGCTCTTGCACCACGTCCTGCGTGATCTCTACGCGCCGCTGACAGGCGTCAGCGACCGCACGATCACCCTATACGGATACACACTGCGATCGTGGGGCGAGGTGCTCGGGCGACCGCCAGAAACCACCGATCTCGATGAGTTGTCGGTAGCCCGGTTTCTGGCCCGCCGCGTTCGCGAGATGTCGGCTGCCACGGCAGCCAAGGATCGCGCCCAAATTCGCGCTCTCTGGGAGTTCTGCGCCCGCAGAAAGATCTGCGACACTTGGCCGCAAGTGCCCCGCATCATCGTCCCCGAGCGAATCCCCGAGGCATGGCTGACCGACGAGATGAAGTCGATCATAACTTCCGCCGCCCAGGAGCAGGGCCGCATCGGCGGCTTCCCCGCGGCGGCGGTGTGGAAGGGAATTTTACTGCTGTGCTACGACACGGGCGAACGGATAGCGTCGGTCGTCGATGTGCGCGCATCCGACGTGCGTGGCTGCAACGTGATCTTCCGCGCCGAGGAGAGGAAGGGCAGGCGCCGCGACATCATGCGCGAGATCAGCGTGGAGTGCGCCGATGCGCTCCTGGCGATTCGCCGTGGCCCCGACGACACGGCGATTCCTTGGGATCGGCACCGCACATGTCTCTGGCGAATATTGAAGATCATCCTTCAGCGAGCTGGACTGCCCAGCGATCGGCGGTGCAAATTTCATCGCATCCGCAAGACCACCGCCTCCTACTACGAGGCGGCCGGCGGCTCTGCGCAACGACTACTTGACCACTCAAGCCCCGCGGTGACGAAAAAATACCTCGACCCGCGAATCGTCAGCCCAGGCGTGCCTGCACCGAGCGTCCTGCCCCGCGTGGTCTAGGCATCGGAGTTCCACTCGTCCGACATATCTCCGAGTGTCTCCGCAGCGAACATGAGGGCTTGGGCGACGATCGCGATTGCTATTGCGATGGCTGCGAGAAGTTTCGAGATCAAGCTCCAACCTCGATGTAAACGCCGTCAGCGAACTGGTAAATCCGCGAGCTATCAGACGCAAGATAAAGCAGGCTCGCCAGCCCGACTGCCGGGAACGACGCCGTGCTGGCGAATCTAGCAATCGAAGAAAAAGTCGCCACCGCACCAGCACCGGATCGATAAAACAGACGACCGTCGGCTTGGTTCACGGCGATGACGCCGTTCCCGAGCGAACTGGGCGTGTTTCCAGCCGTGTTGCTGTACGGATTGCGAACGACGTTTGCCACGGTCAGAACGTCCCAGAGTCGATCGTGATATTGTCGATGCTGCCGCCCGTGATGTTCACGTTATTCGCGGCCTGAGTCGCCATGCCGCCGAGGCCGAGGTTCGTGCGAGCGGCGGCTACGTCGGCGAGATCAGAGAGGTTCGACGCCTTGGCGAGCTTGCCGCCGATGCTCGCCGAGATCGTCGTGGAGAAGCTGGCGTCACTCCCTAAAGCGGTCGCGAGTTCTGCCAGTGTGTTGAGGGCTTCCGGTGCCCCGTTTACGAGGTTCGCCACTGCCGTCATGACGAACGAGGTGTTCGCTATCTTCGTGGATGAGTCGCCCGCCGTCACGTTGGGGGTCGTGGGCGATCCGGTAAGGCCCGGAGATGCCAGCGGCGCATATGTGCTGCTCGCAGAAGCCTGCGAGAGATAGGTGCTGCTCGCAGATGAGATCGTCAGGTATGTTGATCCAGCGGTAGCGGTGGTCAGGTAGTTCGCGAGTTGCGACGACACGTCCACGGCAGCGACCGCCGAGGTGACATAGCTCTTCGTAGCGAACGTCCCGTCGCCGCCTATGACGATTACGCTTGTTGCATTCCCGTCTTGGCCCAGACCCTTGCCATACATCAGGTTGCCGTCCACCTCATTGAACGCAAGCTCACCGTTGAGGAGCGTAGCTGGCGCCCCCGGCTGGCCGCTAACCCGCCTCTTAATTCTGATTCGATTCGCCACGATGCTTGCTCCTTAAAAGTTGCCAGCGTCGACAACCACGTCACGCTCTGGGTAGTTTTGCCACTTGCCGCCGCTGCCGTATCGAAGGAGGTCGCCCTCCGCGACGTTGCTCAACTGCACGTCACTCGCCGCTGATAGCGCGTTGCCGGGAGGGCCGATCACGCCTTGCGGCCCCTGTGGCCCGATGCCGCCGCCTGCCGTGGCCTCGACGACTGACGATCCGACGGTCGCGGAGATGCCCCCCGAGGCGGCGACGGTCGCCGTGATCGGCTGCGAGTTGACTGTCGCGGTGATGTTGCTCATGCGTAGACCTCTACGGTTCCACTGAGGGCCGTTCGCTGCACGCTGCCGGGAGCAGTCCAGTCGAGTTGCCACCCGTATGTGCCAGCCGCGAGCGAGGCAGTCTGCGTGTCGGTGAGACTCACGGAGACTTGCCCTGCGGCGGCGTCTGCCAAGGTGGTCGTGAAGGGAATCACGGTCGCTCCGGTGACGAGACTCGTCACGTTGGCTGAGACTGAGTAGGAAGCCAGCGACACGTTGAAGTCGATGAGAGTCGAGAAGTCGCCGCTCTTTTTGAATGCCAGATTCATCGTTCCCGGCAGCAGGCTGAATGTGTTAGTCACTGCACTCCCTCCTCCAGTTGCTCGATCTCTCGCCTCCGCTCAACGGCCATCCGCACCACCGCGTGCGCCTCTGCCAACGCTCGCGGCAACACGCTCGCAGCACGCCACAGGCAGTAGCTGCCGATGGTGGAGCAGATCAGGAGTTCAAGGAGGTGTTTCATTACTCAGCCCACACGGTCACGCCGCCGTTTAGTTGATGATCGCCTGCGCTATTGCAAGATTTTCGCCATCTGACCTTTTGCCCAGCAGAAATGCTGGCCGTGACATTAAAGCTGCCTCGCCCAATAAACAGCGTAGAAACGACAGAACTAAGTGCGTTGTTCCAAATCTGGATTTCCATAAGGTCATCAGTGTCGCCCGAGTTGTCGGTGGTGCTTCCAGACGCTCGGAAGGTGGCGGTTGCCAGTGCCTCAAAAACGAACGGGAAAATTTCGTTGCAACCATTGCGGGATATTGCCGACCCGCGAGTGAATTTGGATGCGGCGGTACCTGAGCCAGTCCAGTTCGCAGTGTCGCTGCCGCTAATCGCAAGCAGAACGCTGTTCGGCGTTCCCGTCGCCGTGCCACTATACGTTCCCGTGCCAACCGCACTCACGCCAGCAACTCTCACCGTGTATGCCGTGCCGTTAGTCAAGCCGGTCAGCGTGTAGCTAGTGCTTGTGCTCCCGGTGGACACAGTTTGAGCCGAGCCGCCTGACGGCGTGTATTCCACGGTGTATCCGCTGATAGCAGACGTGCCGGGTGCAGACGGTGCCGTCCACGCGAGCGATAGCTGTGCGTTGCCTGCCGTGGCCGTGAGAGATGTCGGTGCGTTGGGAGGTGTTCCAGCAATCGGCGTGACGCTGCTACTTGCAGCCGTGTATGTGCCAGTGCCATTGCTGTTCATCCCTGCCACTCGGAACACATACGCGGTTCCATTCGTCAATCCCGTCACCACTTGGCTTGCAGTAGTAGACGCGGTGCGGCTGAACGTCGTCCAAGTTGATCCAGAGTTGCTGCTGAACTGTACGGAGTAATCGGTGATCGCGCTGCCGCCGTTGTATGACGGTGCCGTCCATGTCAGCGACACCTGTGCGTTGCCGCCAGTCGCTGCCAGCGAAGTCGGGGCAGACATTGGCCCAACGTCAGGGAACGCCGCTGTCGGGACTGTGATTGTCGCGCTCGTGTACGAGCGATTGTTGCCGACGGTCCATCGAAACTCGTCTATAAAACCGTTCAGCGACGTGCCTCCGGCTTGTGAGCCGATCCAAACGGAGCTTGGATTTGCTACCCAACTGGTGCTATCTGTCACCGTCCCGACCAGAGTGCCATCGATATACAGACGATTCGTTGAGCCGGTTCGGCTGACAGCAATGTGCTGAAAGGTGTTTGCCGAGAACGACAGCGAGCCAAACTGGACGGGCCAATTCGTGTTTGCGCCGCCCATCCACAATTGACCGCTGCCTGACAGATTTATGCCCAGCATGAGGTAGCCGTTTGCGTTGACATTTCCTCCGATGATCCAGCCCTGCGCTGTAGCGGATGCAAGATTCTGCCACCACTCTATGCAGAAATCACCGCTCATGTTCAGGGCAGAGCTTCCAGCGACGGCGATGTATTGTCCACTTCCGGCAATGCTGAACGATCCGCTGCCGTACTTCTTGGTCGAAGTGCTGACGCTCGCTCCGCTCGCCGTGACAGTGCGAGCGTAGGACGAGGAATCAGCCAGCGAGTCGGCACGGAGCAACAGTTGGACGCTACCAAACAGCGGATCGCCCGCTGTGGGCGTGACCGCACTTGATGCAGCCGTATACGCCCCCACGCCTACACCGTTGACCGCAGCCACGCGGAAACGCACTGCCTGTCCGTTGCTCAGTCCCGTGACGGTCGCGGTAGTTGCCGTCGATGCCGCCGCCGTAAACGTGGTCCACGTCGCTCCGTTGTCGGTGCTGAACTGCTCCCGGTAGTCCGTGATAGGTGCCTGTGCGATCACGCCAGTCGGAGCAGTCCATGAGAGCGATGCCTGCGCGTTGCCTTCGGTTACGGTGAGTCCGGTGGGTGCAGGCGGCACGAACAATGCACGCAGCACAGCGTCCTCGCCGCCACTCGCAGCAAGTTCCCAGACATTATTGCCCGCGTATGTGTAGCTTCGCCCGTTTTGCGTGCTGGTCGCGCCGATTGACGGGTTGCTCGGGAATGAGAATGGCATGATGACCTCTAGTTACCGATCTCGACATAGACTCCAGACGAATCGAACCGAAACACTCGACTCGTGTCAGTTGCGATGTACAGCGTGCCGCTGGCCCCGACTTCGGGGAACCCCGCCGTGGTCGCTGCTTCGACGATGTTCGCGGAGCCGCCGCCACCGGAGCCGACGGCCACCGGCTGGTTTGATGCGTTGCCGATGTACAAACGCCCGTCTGCGGCATTCCACGCCGGTTCCCCGTAGCTCAACGTGGGAGTTGAGCCAGCGACGTTCGAGCGTTTTACTTTTACGATTTTTGGCATCAGGGCACCGTAAGAGTTGCGGCGTTGCTGTTCACGGTCGTGTAGCTGGCCTTGCTAAAGACCGCTCGATACCTCTTGCCGCTATCGGCAGAAACAGGCGTGAGCGAGAGCGGGCTGCTGACGGCCCCGCTGATGTCAGTCCATGTCGCACCGCCGTCAGACGACTGCTGCCACTGGATGGCAGGAGAGCCGAATGTCGTCGTGGCGGACGAAGAGAACGTCGCGGAGAGGATACCGCCAGTGTCGATGAGCGACCCTCCGATCGACGCGGATTGGGTCGAAGATGGGCTTCCTGCTTCAAGCAGTACCTTTTGGGAGGCAGAGACAGGCAAACTCCCGAGTTCGTTAGCGGCGGTCATCGAAAACGTGCGAGTCGTCCACGACAACCCTTGGTCGTCCGACGTGTAGATGGTTCTGTTGTTTGCTGTGCCGGTCGGCACATACATTACACGAGAGCCGCTGACGAAGAATCTGCCGCTAGTCTGACCTTGGGCGACTAAGTAAATCGATGCGGATTGACGCAACGCCCAGCTCGCCCCCGCGTCGTTGCTCGTGTAAAAGCCAAGGCTACCCGCCGCCACAAGTCGCGAGCCGACGACTGCGACCGCCATGTCGTAACTGCTCCCCGGCAAATCGCACGCCGTCACAGTCGGAGTTGTTGCGTTCGCGTTCGCGTAAGACAGAAGAAAAATGGAGCGTGAGTTTGTATACTCGCCGTAAACGGCAAAGTAATTCTCAGCCAGAGCGTCAAAGCGAGTCAGACCGAACGAACCGCTTGCACCAGTAGAAAAAATGTTTGTAACTACAGGCTGACCCAAACCAATTCGCGTTCTAATATTATGCCCAATGACGTTGCCGTCGATCGTGTAGTCAGCATACGAGACGATCCTGTTGCCAGACTGCGCCAGTAGCGACTCGGACTCGCCGCCCCAGCATTGAGTCCACGTCACACCGTCGGCTGAAGACGCCGAGCCTGTGCTTGTGTACGCCGTGTTGACTATCAGAAACCCAGAACCCGGCACTGAGATCACGCTAATGTAACGATTGTTGTTACTACTAGCCCCATAAAAAACTTGACTACTTCGCGGCGTCCACGTCACGCCGTCAGTGCTGGTAGCATACTGCGTCCCTGACGATGGAACTGGCAGGCGATTGGTCAGGTAGACGCCGTCGTAGTAAGCCACACGCGACCAGCGTGCCGCCACGGGCAGTGCGAAATTCTGCCTAGTCCAGTTAATTCCGTCGCTTGAGGTGGCGATGTAGTCGCCACCGTAGTCGGCGTTGTTTGGAGTGGCAAACCATTTGCCGCCAACAAAGCTTATGCCTTCCCACGAACCAGTCGGCAGGCTGAACGCGGTTGACGAGAACTGCGACACGCTCGCCGTCGTATTGCTGGGCTGCTGCGACACGGTTATGACATCTGTGGGTACAGTCAGAGTGGCTGCATTCGACCGCACCGTGTTCCAGCCAGACTTTGTGAACTTCGCCCGATACCTCTTCCCGGTGTCGCTGCTCGTCAATCCGGTCAACGCCAGCGATGAGCCTGTCTGACCGCTCAAGTCTGAGTAGTTCGATCCGCCGTCGGTCGAGATTTCCCACTGGATAGTCGGTGCCCCTGCGGGCGACGAGGCCGCAGACGTGAAGGAGGCAGAGTAATTAGGGGTGGTGCCCGCGACCGGCTGGCCGGTCTGGCTGGATGGCTGAGTCGTGACGCTGATCGGTGCCACTGCGAGAGTCGCCGCGTTGCTCGTGGCGTCTGAGTAGCCGCTCGAAGACACGATGCAGCGATACCGATAGCCGTTGTATCCGGTCTCGGTGATGCCAGAGAGCGCGTAGCTGGCCGAGGTCGCTCCAGTGATGTTCGTCCAGTTCGTGCCGTCTGGCGACGACTGCCACTGATAGGACAACCCAGTGCCGGGTGTCGTGGCCGAGACGGCGAAAGTAGCTGACGTGCCGTTCGTGAGAGAGACGTTCTGCGGCTGGACGATGATCGAGATCGACGCAGAGATAGTCAGCGTAGCCTCGCCGCTGGTCAGCGTTGCCGTCGGAGTCAGTTCCACGACCACCGCCGGGAGCCAGCCATTGACCGCAGTACCTCCGGTTCCGGCAGAGCCGCTGGTGATAATCACGCGATACTTGTCGCCGTTGTTCGCTGCGAAGCTCAAGTCTGCGAGCGAAAGGGTCGCCGAGAGTCCAGTGGCAATGTTCGTCCACGATCCCGCACCGCCCGCCTGCCTCTGCCACTGATAGAGGAGTTCTGCGTTTTGGGTTGCAGACGCCGTGACGCTAAAAGTCGCTGCACCAGCCACCGCCGTCTGGTTGCTTGGCTGCACCGAGATCGTGATCGTCGGAGTCGTCCAGTCTTCGATCGACGTTCGACGCCACTGATCCGCACCGCTTGCTACATAGAGATAGTCTGAGTCGTAGCTGAGTGCC